ATCCTAATACAATGTTACGTATTAGTGAATTTGGAGGTAAAAATAAAAAACATAATAATGATTGGGATTTGTGGTATAATCGCTATAGTAAAGCATATACAACTTATGACCCTAATATAACAACAGTAGATGGAAAAGTAAAACCATCATCATCTGTAATAATACCTTGGAGACCCTTAACTGCAAATGTATATAGTAGTGGGGGAACTGAATCCTCATCTTTAAATACAAATATAAGTGTTCCTGATTGTATACAATTTAGATTTAAAACAGATAGAAACATAGAACCAGATACTCATTACTCTGAATCTCTATTAATAAAAAAGTATAGAATCCAAAATATTGAAGATGAATGTGGTGGGTTTGCTATTAGGTTAGAAAGATCTATGTCTCAAACTGCATCTTATTCTGGTTCAATTAAAAGTACTACTGCTGATCCTTATTATGAATATGGTACTTTAAAATTATTAATTTCAGGTTCAACACAAGAAGGAGCAACCCCAGAACACCTATACACATCATCAGGTATTTATTTACCTTTTTATAATAAAGATTGGTGGTCAGTTCAAGTACAAAGAAAAACAAATTTAAGTGCTAGTGTAAATAATCAATTAAATGAATTTGAAATATTTGTAGGTCAAAAAGGATATGAAGGAAATGATGATAACAGAATAAAATGGTTAGGATCTTCTTCAATTACTATGCCTAACAATATTATATCAGCTTCAATGAATGCTGCGTGGAATAGAGTGAGAACAAATGATAATTTATTTCTTTATATTCCATATTATTCAAATGTTATATTAGGAGGTTTATATCAACCTGGTGGTTATAATATTATAGGGAATTGGTCTGAATCTTCTAACAACCCTACATACAATGCTAATATAATAGGAGATCCTTTTTCAGGATCATTCCAAGAATTTAGATATTATAGAAGAGCTATAAGTCAATCTCAATTTTTTGATTATGTAATGAATCCAAGATCTATTGAAGGTTTAAGAGGAAACTTTACAGGATCTAATAGTTCATTTGATTTATTATCATTTAGAATACCATTAGGAAATGAATTAGAATACCAATCTCAAAAAATATTTACACCCTCAGGTACTACATTTACAACAGGCTTTTCTTGGGGAATATTCGGGACTGATAGGCTTATTCCTTTTAACCAACCTACTCTCCCAAATGTAGGATATAATAGTACAGCAGCTAGATATAAAGGATTTTTAGGATCAGTACATCCATCATCAGTAGGTTATGTAGGTCCTTTATATACTTCATCATTTTTATTTTATAGTAAAAACACACCAGAAGTTGGAGCAATAGGAACTGCATCTCTTACATCAAGTAATTATTGGGTTTTAACTAACTTTGGAGAAAAAATATCCACAAGTTATCCAAATGCTTGGTCACATTTTACTTCATCACTTTTAAAACCTAATGATGAAGTTGTTTACTTAGACCAACCATCAGCAGGTATAAGAAATAGAAATTCTAATAAAATAGCAGTTGCGGACAGTGAATCATATGGTGAAGTGCTTTCATCTATGAGATCTATATACCAAGATTATCCACAAAATAGACCATATAATGAAAATACTAATAATTTAGAAGTTGGTTTTTCATTCCAAAATGAAATTAATGATGAAATTATATCAGCTATGGGTCATGGAGTTATTTCTGATATAGTAGGAGATGCTGATGAAATTTATGGAACAGCAGCAACAGCATCGTATGATAGATATCCAAGATTAACTAGAATAGCTGAAGATTATTTTAAAAAATACTCAGGAACAGGTCAATATCAAGTTGGTACTTATAGTACAACAGATCCAAATAATCCTGGTAATCCTTGGTCTTATAGACCAAAACTTAGAGAGCAGGAAGTTGATTATAATAGATTAATTCAATTTTATGAAACTTCATTATTTAAAGCAATTAAAAATTACGTACCAGCTAGAACTAGTTTAAGTACAGGTATTATAATTAAACCACATTTATTAGAAAGAAATAGTGTTAAATTAGCATCACTTACTTCTAAAACAACAATGGCTATAACTCCTGAAACGGGTTCAATTGATGGTAGATTTGATGTACCAGGTACCCCACAAGGATTTCAAAGTCCAATTATTAATCAAGATTTAACTATCACAAGTAGTATTAAAGTAGAAGAATTTAGTGGTGGTGTAAGTGATGATATGTTTAATAAATTAGCTCAAAATAACTACATTGATGCTGATGAAATAGTTAATTTTAGTAAACCGGGGGTATATAGTGGTGAAGTATATCCAACTAGTAGTGTTCACCAAAACCCAACAGCATCAGTAAATATACCATCATTTTACACAGGAAGTAATAAAATATATTCAGGTAGTTTTCTATATTTACAAGGTTTAGATAATAATTTAGTATATGAACCACAATTTTTTACATCATTTGATCACCCATTTGTACCAGGAGTGAATTGGCTTGCTCAATATTGGATACCTTTAGGGGGAAAAATGCTTGATCCATATAAATTCCCAGCAACCTCATCAGTTATAAATCAAAGTTTATATAGAATAACAGAAGTTGTTTATAATCAATTTGGAGAACCTAAATTATCTGGTTCAGGTACATTCCCAAATACTCCAGCAGGTTACGTAGGAAAACCTACACCTATAGCTTACACAAATGGACAAATATCTTCATCAACAGATTTATATGATCTTTCAGCTGCATACACAGGATCTATAACTAATACTTCTAAACACCCATTAGCAACAAATTTCCATTTAAGATTTATGACAGCTTTTAGCACGGGTGGTACAATTACACAAGATATTTCAGCTTCAATATTACTCACTTCAAGTTTTAATAGAATTTTAGGTAGAGATAGTTATGTACTTCCATGTGCTGCAGGAGCATCTCCATACATTTATGAAAATACATTTGATGAATTTATATTATATCCAAATGAATCATTTATGGTGGTAGCAGCTGCATCTCAGTCAGTACCATTTTCTGAAAATTTCTACACCAATTTTCTATTGATGAATAATTTTACGCACAGTATAAATTTTCCATTAGAAGACATAACAGATAGAAGTATAGTAGCACATCCTATTAGTGCCTCGTGGTGGAGATCTCGATCTCTTGCTATAAAGAATTATCCTGAAAATTCCTTCCACCAAACATGGGTGGATAATATTGATACTACTGAAGGAATAGTTCCAAGAATTCAAGAAGATGAAAAAGAATTTTATGATGGAGAGTATAGTGGATCTACTTTAGTAGCTGAAGATGGAGAAATGAATAATGGATGTGAAATAAAAGTATATAAAGCAATGGATAGTAGGTATCACATTGAAGCTATTAATTATGTACCTAAAACATTATATTATGCTACTATGTCTTGGGTTGAAGGAACAAGAAGTGCGGGTTTAGAGCCAAATAATTATGCTCCTATTTCTAATCTTTATCCACCACATACTGCTAAATATGATTCATGGTCAAAAGCAACATCATCATATAATGTACCTTGGAGTGGAATGGATAGTGCATATCCAAATACTTTCGATAAAGGTGTTGTAATTTTCCACCATAGAGTTTCTTCATCCTATGATGCAGGTGAAGGAAATAATGGTCAAATATTAGGACATAAAATTGACGCTATTCATTTCGATTGGAGTTTCTTTAGAAGTGAACCAGAATTATTTCCAATTAACACAGCAGATGGTAATGAATTAGACAATACAAAACCAACTACTATAACAAACTTTCCACAAAGTTCAACTGATCCAATGTCTTGGATTCAATATTTAATTTATTTAAATGAAATTGAGGTAGAGAGTATAGTAGAATTTATGAGACTATGGGCAACATCAGGATTACAAGCTAAGTTTGGGTGTATGCCTGATTTTGGTATACCTAATAATATAGATCCTTATCCATCAGAAAGTTGGTTTTATAATAACACAGGATCTTTAATTCCTGAAGGAGATAATGACACACTGCGTACTGCATTAAATTATGTAGGTGCTGAAGCATGGGATGTGCCATTTAATGTTATGAGAGAACTTAGATATGGAAGAAATGAACCTTATTTTAATATTTCTCTTAATGATAAAGATAATGTAATTCGAAATAACCCATCAGTAGATTCACAAAGTTATTATAACCCAAAATATAATGGCAATTATGATTGGGATGAATCAGGAGACGACCCAAATAGTATATCTGCTATATATCATGATGATCAACAAAAATTATATAACTATCAAATAACTAACACTACATTAAATGAATATAGTAGAGGAAGTATAATAGGTTTAAAAGGTTTAGCACGTTATGTGATGCTATTTGGTGAAAACAACCCAGAATTAGCAGGCATTGAAAGCCCTTCAATTGCTGAATATGGTAGTAATTATTTAACAAAAACACCATATGAAGGTAATTTTGGAACATCTACAGCATGGCCTTTTTCTTCAACTGCTATGCCTGGATTTACCTGCCCTATACCACCAGGAGGGTATAATACTCACAGTTTAGGTAGAGCTTTAATTTTCTCACAATCAGCAGGAGCTACTTGGTTTACTACTACTTTTGTATCTAAATCACAAGATTTAAGAACATGGACAGCATCTGGAGCATCTACTCCTACGGTACCTAGGGGTTCAGCATCAGCAGATAGAACAAATACTATCCATATAAATTCATTTGCAAGAGCATATAAATCATCATCACAATATCCTGTACCTGGGAAAGGAACAGCTTCGGTGTTTTTCTATCAACCTACTTTTACAGAAACTTCAAGTTTCCATAGAGCAATGCCATTTAGAATTAGAATATCATACCATTCATCTACAGGAGAAAATATGGCAGCTACTCTAAAACAAGATGGAAATTATGATGTTAAATTTTTAATATCAATGAGTTATTATTTAACTGATGCTGGAGTAGGTGATAATCCTTTTCAATTTGGTTATGATCCTCTTAATAGTAAAAGAAGAAATATATTTGACTCTTCAATAACAAGTATTTACCACTCAGAGACTAATCAAATAGAATTTAAACCATTAGCTGTAGTAGATCACACAACAGATGAATATTTAGAATATTTCTATGGAGATCCTGAATCACGAATATTTTTAGGAGCTGAACAATGGAAGTACGGAGAGAATTGGTCATCATCATTTTTATTTACAGGATCAGATGAAACAGCTATAGTGTTTGATCCATATTTTGAAGAGGCAGGATTTTACAACTCAGATTGTAATCCTACAATGAATAATGAAAATGAAAATAGATTAAATCCACACTTATTTGATGTAGATTATAGTACAGATTTATCAGTTCCAGTTAATTTAGATTTAATAAATAAAAGATCAGCAATATTAGCTCAAGTACCAGCAAGTAATTACACACAGCGAAGTTCTATAAATCCTAAATATAATGGTTGTAAATTATTAAGTGCAGATTATAATCACTTTACTTCAAAAACACAAGGAAAAAATGTTGTAACATTTTTAAATGGAGATACTGGATCGTGGGAAGGAGATAAATCATATGGTCCTTCAGCTGTTATAGATACTTCACCTATTTATATAGCTCATTTTAAACAAGCTATAGATAGTAGAGAAAGATTTGATACTATGACATTTAATATAGATTCTCTAATAGAAATCCCAGATACTGATATTATAGGAAAAAATCAACAACCTTCTATTATAGGTGTTGATGGTAGTGGAGATAAATTATTTAATGTAAGTTCAACATTCCCAAAAGGAAGAGCACTAACTATAAACTTTAATGAACAAGAAAAAGAATTTTCTAGTCTTAATGGTCAAATAATAAACTATAGTTCATTACAAGTAGGAACAAATAAAATTTACAACCCAGCATCACAATTTCAAGTAATAGCTTCAAATCAAATAAATCAATATGACACAACACCATCACAAGCTTTTAATGCACCACAGTGGATTACTTTAGAAGATCCTATATTAGAATTACCTCCTTCATCTCAATCATTAGATTCGGGTTACTCCAATTTAACTACAGGTAGTAATATGTTAATTTTAAAGGGATGTCCTATATATTTAAGAACAAGAGTTCCTGAGTATTTTGGACTATTAGGAGAAGTTGATATACATGGTCCTCATTTATCATTATTAAATACTTTAAATAAAAACATTAGAATGGGGGATATGTCGGGTTCATATAACAGAAATGTTACAGGATCTAGTTGGACTTACACAGGAAGTACTACATATCATAATACTGATTTAGGTTTTAGATCATCACAATTTCCACTTTATACTACTGCTAATATAATATCAGGTAGTTATGGAAAAAATATAATGGGTTGGTATAATAAATGGTCTGTAGGTGAAACATTTGGAGCTTTCCAAGGATTTGTACTTTTTAGTAGATATTTTCAAAATACTTTTACATCTTTTGTTCCAACATATGAAAAAGAAAAAAAAGGAGTTACGTGGAGATTCAACCCAGCTTTATCAGGTGTTCCAGAGTATGAAAACTTCCAACACGATATGTTAGTAGAAGAAGGTGATATAATAAGAGTTACATATGATTATTTACTAACAGCTAGTTCTGATAATACTGTTGAAACTATTACACAAGATTTTGAAGTAATGGGTTATAATTTAGTACCACCTATATTATCAGGTTCTACTACAGTAAACCCAGGAGATGCTTTTACAAGTAATGTAGATTTTAGGTTAGAGCAAGGTTCACAACCTTGGACTAATCCAAATTCTGGATATAGAGGAAAAGGAACATACACAGGATATCAATATGGTCAAGAATGTATGTTAACTTCTTTTGGAGGTCCGAATGCATCAGGAATATTATCACAATCATCAACATATAGAAGTGCTTCATTTACAGGTTATTATCCTGATTTTTATGGACCAAGAGAAGATAAAATTACATTAGCTACATTTGGGGCATCTAAATTAGCAAGTGGTACTGTAATTAATGGAATAGGCCCATCAGATACTCCAGGACAGTATCAATGGTGTTTATCAACAAATCAAAGATTACTTGACTCAGGTTCAATATCTAAAGGAACAGCAGATCCTACAGTTTCAAGTGGAGCTGATTTTTCATCAATTTATGAAGCAACTGGATCAAATTATAATAGAGATTGTGCGGCATGGGCGTCAGGATCTATTGTAATGCATATGGGAAATGCATCAACTACATCTCTATTGAAAGAGCCAACACAAGTATGGATACCAGACCCAGGTTATATCTACGATAGATTAAGAGTAGTACCTGATCCAAAAACATTAAAAAAACCAATACCCGGTGGACATATTAAAAATTACACTATTTTTAGAAGAGTAAACGCAGATGATAGAGTAATAGTAGAAATTACCCCACCAACAGGTTCAAAAGGAATTGTAACTCCATCAGGAGATGGATTTTTAATACCTAATGATTTAACTGAAACACAGAAACGAAATGTTCAAACTGTTATAACATCATTAAAAGATAAAAATGCGTTTCAATAAAATTAAATAAATTAATAACTTAATTTGGAATAAAAATAAAATTTTTATATATTTATAAATAAAATCAATAAACAATGGGATACTTAAATAATCAAGTAGTAACAGTCGATGCTATTTTAACTAAAAAAGGTAGAGAATTATTAGCAAAAGGAGAAGGAAATTTTAAAATAACTCAATTTGCACTATCAGATGATGAAGTTGATTATACAATGTATAATCCAAACCATCCATCAGGTTCAGCATATTATGGTGAGGCTATAGAAAATATGCCTCTATTAGAAGCTATACCGGATGAAACACAAACTATGAAATATAAGTTAACTACTTTACCAAGAGGTACTTCTAAAATGCCAGTTTTATCAGTAGGTTATAATCAAATAACATTACAACAAGGAGAAGCTTTATCATTATCTCCACAAACTTTAAATTATTTAGGAGCAACAACAGGCCAATCAGAAGGTGATGGATACACAGCTACAATTTCAGATGTAAGAATATTTTCAGATTTTACAGGAACAGGAATAGCAACAGAGCAAGCCTCAAAATTAAATTCATCAGAAACTTTTGGAACTAATGTCTCAAAAACAGTTATAGGTACATCAGTTACTTTAACAGCAACTACTGTTAATGCTTTATATGGAAATAAAACAGCATTATATGCTACCCTTATAATAACTGGTAGAAATAGTGGGGCCAGAATACAAATCCCTGTAACAGTAACAAAAACATCATAAATCATTTTAAGATATGTTTAAAATAATAACACCAGAGGATCAAGTAATAAGTTCAGATTCGGTAACAGGAACAGTTTGGAGTAATAATGCTCCTATTTTAACTTCATTTTTCACATCTTCAATACAAGCAGCTAGTAATACCGGAAAATTTTATTATCACGTGTATCAAACATCATCAACAGATTCAACAGCAGCTGTACAATTTGATATGGCTTATGCTGATAAGATGGGTAGTGGAAGTAATTTTTACAATGCGTTAGTAACAGGATCATCCCCAACTAGAACTATATATGGTCAATATCAAAATATAGTATTAGGAGATGACACATTACCTTTTTCATTTGGAGGAGTTACAAGTTCATATTTTTATGTAATAGCCCCAGAAAGAGCTAGATTTAAAGAAAAATTACTACCTGGAACAATGACATTAAAACTATCAGGTTCAGGACAACCTAGTAATAGTATAGAATTAACAGATAATAGTAAAGTTGTAACCTCAACAACATTTAATAACGCAGGTAGAGTATTCCAAGTAGTATCAGGTTCAGCAGGAAATGTTTATACATCAGTAAATGCAAATGGATATAGTGTAGCATCAGGATCTTATGGTTTGTTTTTACCAGACATTGCAACAATAATATTAAATGGTCAAGCATTAGATGATGGTAATATTAAAACTGGAGGAGGAATCAATTTATCGACACAGAGACAAATGGACGTTAACAATAATAATATGAATAGATTGTTAAACGCCATGAAACGTAAAGGCTATTTTAAATTAAATTCAGAAGAAACACTAACATCTGACTTTTTATTTATTAGAGCTAAAAATCAAGAATTTAATTTTTCTGAAAACCCTTCATTTATATCAGGTAGTACTGGAGCTGTATTATATGACTCATTTGTTAACAACCCACAAGTATACATTACTACAGTAGGGATGTATAATGAAGCTAATGAATTATTAGCTGTAGCTAAAATGAGTAGACCTTTATTAAAAGATTTTACTAAAGAAGTATTAGTTAGAGTAAAATTAGATTTTTAAAATGAATGGATGCTTACAAACAACTTACAACCAAAGATGTAGTAATAACCCCCTATGAAACTAATAGACATATAAAGTTTATTAGTGGTTCAATATCTCAATCTGGAATTGGATTATTTTATGGGTTAAAATCACCTAAAAACAAAGCAGATGTAACTCACACAGACACACAGTGGGATAACACATCCTATAGTACTGCACAAAAATGGCCAAGTCAATTAGCTTTTTATTATGGTACTGCATCAATTTCTCATGCATCATTTCCTTTAAATAATAAAACAGGTTTTTCATCACTTGAAGCCCAAAATATATACACTGTTTATAGTAATGTTAGACATCTATATTATACTAATTATGTTTCAAGAAGTTGGGGAGATAGAGCTTATACACAAAGTTTAATACCAGGAGTAAATTCAGCAGGAAATCGTTTTTCAGCAAACCAAATTCATACATGGACAGGCTCATATAATGCTGCTATGTCTACAAGGTATGAAAATTATAAAATGAATACTATACAACAAGAAAGACATTTTATAGAGCAATATAGATCAAGTTCATATGGTATTCCTCCTATGGGTTCAGTATCTACGGGTTATACAACAAACCTACCGTATGAATGTGCTGTTTTTAGTATTCCTCGTAGATTATATGGTGAAGCAATACAACCAAAATCTTTTCAATATATAATTACAGGATCTTTTAAATCCCCAGCAGCCGGCGTTTCAAGTGCATATATGACAAAAATATATGATGATGGTGAGGGAAATTTATATATGGATACATCTGCATCATATGCAACCGCCCCACAGCAACAGGGAGCTGCTAATAGATTATGGTGTGGTAATATTTTTTACCCCCATGGTATAGGTGTTGTATTTGACTCAATGATTTCTAATAACTATGCTATGTATAATAATGCTACCCAATCAGCAGTAGCAGCCGTTGGTTTATACCCACATTTTTCCCAAAATACTACAATGAAACCTCATTCATATAATGCAACTTACGCTAATTCTTTCATAAATAATGGCATAGCATCAGCTAGTATTGAATTTTCTTCATCAGTAAGATTATGGGAACATCAATATAAAGTCACAATAAAAGATAGTGAATTTAATTACTCTTTAAACCACTCATTGTTAACAGGTAGTGCAGGAGTAAATAACCAAGTATATTTTGATTTTGCAACAGGCTCTTATTTTTCACCCTATTTAACTACAGTAGGATTATACAATAATGAAAAACAATTAATAGCAGTAGGTAAATTATCAGTACCTACCAAAATCCCAATTAATTCAGATTTAACTATTATAGTTAATCTTACTATGTAATATGAGTTGGACCTATAAAGGAAATAAAATTAAATCAATTAATGATTTCGGTAAAGATATTATGGGGTTTGTATACTGTACAACTCACATACCTTCCGGTAAAAGTTATATTGGTAAAAAATTTTTAGTACATACTCAAAAAAGAAAATTAGCTAAAAAAGATTTAAAAGTATATGAAGGAGCAAAAGGAAGACCACCTAAATATAAGTTAGTCTCAAAAGAATCAGATTGGAAAACATATTATGGTTCCAATAAATACCTTCTAGAATTATTAAAAACAGAAGATAAAAGTAATTTCCAAAGAGAAATACTTCATTTATGTACAAGTAAAAAAAGATTAACTTATTATGAAATGAAATATCAATTTATTCATGAAGTTTTAGAAAGACCAGATGAATTTTTTAATGATAACATATTAGGTAAGTTTTTTACACGTGACTTTGGAGATCCAAAATAATCTTCATACATTAATATTTATGGTTAATGAACTACTTGCAAATTTAACAACATCTGTGTTAGGTACTGGAAAAAGAACAGCAAGAGGAAATCAAGCTTATAATTGTCCTTTTTGTAATCACCACAAACCTAAATTAGAAGTAAATTTTACTGAAAATAAAAAAGGATTAAATCCTTGGCATTGTTGGGTTTGTAATACTAAAGGCAATCGCCTTTCAACTTTATTTAAAAAAGTAGGAGCATCCCCAGAAAAATTTCAAGAATTAAAATCATTATCAAAAACTGATTATGAGGTTGAAAATATTGTAGTAAAAAAATCATTAAATTTACCAAAAGAATATAAATCATTATTAGAATCAAAAGACATTATTACTAAACATGCTTTGGTTTATTTAAAAAATAGAGGCATAACTAAAGATGATATTGAAAAATATAATATAGGTTATTGTGAAAATGGAAGATATGCTAAAATGATTATAATACCATCTTATGACAGTAAAGGTAATTTAAATTACTTTACAGGTCGTTCATTTGAAAAAGACCCATATGTAAAATACAGAAACCCAGAAGCAAGTAGAGATATTATACCTAATGAACATTTAATTAATTGGAATTTACCTTTAGTTATTTGTGAAGGAATGTTTGATGCCATTGCTATTAAACGTAATGCTATTCCCTTATTAGGTAAAAATATACAATCTACTTTAATGAAAAAAATAGTAACATCAACTATTAAAAAAATATATATTGCATTAGATAAAGATGCACAAAAACAATCGTTAGATTTTTGTAAAAAATTTATAGATGAAGGAAAAGAAGTTTATCTTGTTGAATTAAAAGATAAGGATCCCTCAGAAATGGGTTTTGAACAATTTACTAATTTAATTCAAAATACTCTTCCATTAACATATTCAAATTTAATGGAAAAGAAAATAATGTTAGCATGAAAAAACCCAATATAAAAAAATCTTACAATAGAATTTTAGAAATAAGTGAAGATTCAAAACAAATAACGCTACCAGATTCTAGATATTATAGAAGAAATGGTAAATATTATCCATCTATAACTTATGTTTTAAGTTATTATCCTAAAGGAAAACATTTCCAAGATTGGTTAAAAAAAGTAGGATACTCAGCCGATTGGATTGTTAAAAAAGCAGGAGAAGAAGGTACTTTAGTACATGAAATGTGTGAAGATTATTTAAATGGTAAAGAATTAAAGTTCCTAACAGAATCGGGTAATCCTCAATATAATCCTGATATTTGGCAAATGTTTTTAAGATTTGTTGACTTTTGGGAAACACATAACCCAACATTAATAGAAACAGAAGTACATATATTTTCAGATGAATTAAAAGTAGCAGGTACTTGTGATATGATATGTGAAATAGATGGTGAATTATGGATTATAGATTTTAAAACATCTAACCATTTACAAACAACATATGAATTACAAACAGCAGTTTATGGTAAATGTTATGAAGAATGTTATGGTAAAAAAGCAGATAGGTATGGTATACTTTGGTTAAAATCTTCTAAAAGAAAACCCAAAGAAGGAATGATACAAGGTAAAGGATGGGAAGTATATGAATCAAAAAGAACACAAGAAGAAAATATTGATATTTTTAACACAGTTAAAAAATTATTTGATTTAGAAAATCCAAGACATTCTCCATCATTCACAGAGTTTAGAACGTCAGCTAAAAGAAATTTATGATATTTATAACAAAATTGTATTATGATAAGTTTAACCCAATTATTAAGTGAAGTAGAAAGTGGACCAAAAGCTATAATTTTAGCAGGAGCACCCGGTGCTGGTAAAGGTTATATTTTAAAAGGATTAGATTTAGGAGGATTAAAAATATTAAATATAGATGATATTTATATTCAAAATTTAAAAAATGCAAATGTATCTTTAAATTTAAAAAAATCTTCACCTGAAGAAAGAAGTCTATCAGCCAAAGCAATGGCAGCAGCTAATAAAGAATTTAAAGGTAATGTTGCTTCTACAATTGAAAATAAAGAATCATTCATATTAGATGGCACAGGCGCTTCATATAATCAAACTGTTAAATTAAAAAATGAATTAGAAGAAGCAGGATATAATGTATTTATGCTTTATGTTTATACTGATTTAGAGCGTTCATTAAAACAAAATCAAGATAGATTTGAAAAATCAGGTGGTAAAGATAGAAGTTTAGCCCCAGCTATAGTAATGCGTACATGGAATTCAGTAACTAAAAATCATAGTCCTTATAAAGAATTATTTGGTAATAATTTTGTTTCAGTTGCTAATACTTTAGAAGATGAAAAAATGGATAATTTAGAAGATATAATAAAAACCTATTTAGATCCTTTTAAACCTCAAAATACAAAACCTAAAGATGAAAAAGCTAAAGCAAGATCTGCTAAATCAAAAGCAGAATTAGAAGCAGATTTAAAATTATTATTATCTGACGAAGGGGTAAAAGATATTATAAACACATCAGTATCAAGGGAAGAAGCACAATCAAAAATAAAGACATTTTTAACTAGATGAATGAACTAACAAAAGAATTAGTAAGAGGATTAATGGAAGTAGATGATACTAAAGTAGTTGCTCTTTATGGAGGTGGTTTTAAACCCCCCATAAGAGGACACTTTAATGTTGTTAAACAAGCTTTAGCTGAATACCCTGAAATTGATGAATTCCGAATTTTTGTTGGAGGATTAGAAAGAGATGGAATAGATCAAACAGAATCTTTATTAATTTGGGACATTTATAAAAATTATTTACCTCAAAAAGTAAAAATTATACCAGCTAAAAATCCAATTGGAGATATTTATAGAGCTCCTAAAAATGATCCTGAATTAGAATTTTATTGGGTTATAGGAAAAAGAGAAGGAGAGGAAGATGATGAATATGATATAAAAACAAGATCAGCCCCATTAATAACAAACCCAGATAAATACCCAAATTTAAATTTAAAAACTATAACAACATCAGACTCAAATATGAGAGCTAGAAATGCTAGAAAAGCTTTAACATTAGATTCTGATGAGTTTAAAAATTTTTTACCTCATGAATTAAGTGATGAAGATAAAGAAGAAGTATATAATATAGCATCTACAAAATTAATAAATGAAAATATTACTAAAAATCAATTAGATTCAATTGAATCATATGCTGATGGTTTATTTAATAAATTAGGAATTGACATCGATTTTACAAAACATTTTTTTGATAGATTAAATGACATTAGAAATAAAAAACCAATATCAGTAGCTGAATTAATAGGTATATTTAAAAAATTATATAAAAAACACGGTAAACCTTTATCAAAAACTGAAGATGATTTAGAAGCTGTTGTAAAAGATTTTAATAAAAATATTAATATTCCTTTTGTAATTGATGTAGATCAAAATGGAATAGATATGACTGCAAAAACTATAATGAGGAAACAAGATTTTCAAACATCTAATCCAGTTATCCCTTTAGAAGAAAATGCAACATATTCAGATTATATAGATTATAAAGGAAAAATAAAAGATTTAACTAAACATATGATAAAAATGGGTTTAAATATTTTACCCCTACCTAAAGTAATATTTTATCATAGTGAAAAATCAAATGCTAAAAATTTTTTCGGAAAAACTGCATATTATAACCCTGAAACTAAAACTATAGTATTATATACTGAAGGTAGACATCCAAAAGATATAGTAAGATCATTTTCTCATGAAATGATTCATCACATACAAAATTTAGAAGATAGATTAGGTGATATAATGACTACAAATACTAATGAAGATGATGAATTAGATGCAATAGAAAGAGAAGCATATCAAGAAGGGAATATGATTTTTAGAAATTGGACAGATTCTATTGATGGTGAAATTACTACTGACATAGAAGAAGGAGGTTCATTAATTCCTATTAAAGTCGAAAAAACAAAAAAGGATCCATTTGGACTAAATGCTTATGCTTTAGAATTAGCTAAAGGTTTAGAAGAAACTATTGATTTACCTAACCATGATGGTAAAGCGGCTCCCTATGGATCAGGTTATAAACCTATAACAGAAGATGAAAAATATACTATATATTCTGATATGGATGGTGTAATAGCTGATTTTGATACTAGATTTAAACAATTCTCAGATGGAATACCACCATCAGATTATGTAGATAAATTTGGTTTAGAAAAATTTTGGGAATTAATTGATGACGAAGTAGGAGTTAGATTTTGGACAGGAATTGAATGGATGCCAGGAAGCCAAGAATATTGGGATTACATTAAAAAATACAATCCCATATTACTATCAGCTCCCTCACGTAATAATGAATCTAGATTAGGAAAAAGAGTATGGGCAAAACGTAATTTACCGGGTGTTAAATTAATTTTAGCTTTTGCTAATAATAAAAAAAATTATGCTAATGAAAATTCAATATTAATTGATGATAGAGAAAAAAACATCAATCAATGGAAAGAAGCAGGTGGAATAGGAATTTTACATACTAGTGTAGCTTCAACTATTGCTCAATTAAAAGAATTAGGTTTATGAAAGAAAATATTTTAAAAAAAGAATGGTCAAAAAGAGATGTTAAACGTGCTCGTAATATTCTATCAGGAAAAACTAACGAACGTACTATTAAAGGAGTAGGTTATTCTAAAAAAAATGAATTCCACAAAGAAGGAGATATTTGGGAAGAAGATGGTAGAAAATGGACTATTAAAAATGGATTAAAACAAAACATTACTAAATATGATAAAGTAAAAAAAATGGTAAGAACACCTTTATTTTGTCCTAGTTGTAATAAGTTAATGAAACATAAATTTGATCCTGATTTTTTTAGAGTTCATAAAACATGTTATGAATGTTATTTATATTTTGAATCTGAATTAAAGCAAAGGGGCGTTTGGGAAGAATATGAAAAAAATATACATAATGGAGAATTAAATGCTTTTATAAATGAATTTAAAAATTGGTTTGAAGATCAATTAAATAATGAAACAAATAAATCATTTATTACTGAACAAGGTGATGTAGAAAATTGGAAAGGTGGAATAAATAAATCTAGAGCTTTAGAAAGTTTAGAAAAAACAATAAAATATTTAGAAAATTTAAAGAAATAAAGAAAAATATATATTTATAAAATATAACTATAATTATGAGTGATTTTAATATACATAAATGGAATAAAAGTAGATATTTAAAAGAAGGAAATATCAAAGAAGATAATTATAAGTTAGTTAATAGTATCTCAAATATAGCAGATATGTATTCATATGGTGAAATATTAGATGCATTAGAGTCATTTTACATCAAAAATGATGAACAAAAATCTGCTGAAATAGCAAGAAAACATGCTAAAGAATTTAGAGAATTTTTAGGCCCAGATGAAGAAGAAGATTTATATAATGAATTAAGTAATATAGGCATAAATGAAAAAAAAAACTTAAATGAAAGTAGTAAACACCAATTAAATCAATTAAGTTGGGATTTTATATTAAGAGCACTGCCTGGATTTGGAGAAGAATGGGATGAACTTCATTTAGAAACACCAACTGACGCTGATAGAGTCGTCAGCAATGAGCGTAGCTTTGATATGTGGTTAGAAGATATGGTTAAAATGGGATATGGAAAAGAAGAAGTAATTATAGACCCTGAAGGTAAAGATTGGATGGGTAGAGTTAATATACGAAGTGGAGGTGTTAAAATTGTAGGTGATAAATTTACTAAAGATAAACAAGAATATATTGATGGTAAAGCAGCTACATTAAAAAGTTGGGGTACTACTAATTAAAAAATATGAAATTTTCATCAACTAAATTACTAAAAGAAAATAAAATAACTCCTAATCAAGAAGATGAGTTAATGGATATGATGTTATCATACATTAAAGATCCCGATGATGCTGAAAAAAAAATAGAAGATTACTTATATGGTAATTTAAGTAATGATTATACCCCATTTGATATAAGAACCTTTGGAAATATCCCCTCAGATTTTGAAGATGAAATTATTGCATGGACAAAAAAACATAATTTAAACGAAGCAGAAGAAGGAGAAAATGATAATAGAGTATCTCAAGCTGAATTAATTCTTCCTAGAGGTAAAAAAGTTGTTTTACAAGCAGAAGAAAAAGATTATAAAAGAGGATTAATAGTAGAACTAACAGAAGAAGGAGGATATAAAATAAATTACTGGTATGGTGATGATGTTAAAGTATACCCCGCTGAAGTATTAGTTGATGGAGAATCTATTAAACCTGATGCCAATGAAGTTTATATAAAATTTCATCCTGAATTAGAAGAAGGTACTTGTGGGTATGATAAAACAGGAAATATTGACCCAGAAAACACAACATTTAAAACCCCGGGTGGGTTAAAAAGCATACCTGGTGAAAAAAGAACAGAATTAATTAAAAAAATAATGGAAAAACTTAAATCTAAATAGATTTTAACATATTTATAAATAAAAATATACAATCATGAGTGAATTTAACTATAAAGATTATTTAAAAAACAATCCTCTTTTAAAAAATGAAAAAGAGTCTTTAAAAGAAGAAGTTAAAAAGTCTTCATCTAAGATAACAATATCTGAATTAAAGAAAAAAATTAAAGAAAAAATACTAAAAGAATCTGATGCTGTGTCTTGGAAATATAATAATAATCCAACAAAAGGAGGCACTTTAGATTTAGACCCTAAAAAAGTAGGAAAGTCAACAGTACAAGAAGACGAAGAAGTAGAAGATACTGAAAATGTTGATGTTAAAGATACTGAAAACGTTGATGTTGACACAGAAACAGACATTGATGTAACAGATGATGAATCTGTAGCAGTTGATGATGAATCATCAGAAGCAGAAACAAATATCGATGTTAAAATGCCTGGTGAAGTAAATAAAAATGTTGAATTAATTCAAGGTTTACTAACCAAAGCTCAACAAACAGCTGAAAAATTAGGTGATGCTAAATTATTAGATCAAATTGGAAATACTATTACTTATTTTACAAGAGCTCATGTTGTAAAATCTAATGTAGAAGAATCACTTGAAGAAGCAGTTGTTGACTTTGAATTACCCGCACCAATAGCAACTAAAGCAAATCAAATGGTTAAAGATGTTGGTGATATGGCTAGAATAATATTAGCATTAATAGATCAAATATCAGCAAAAGAACAAGTAAATTTTGATAAAAATGCATTCTTTAAAATAGCTATACAAAAATTAACTGATTTAGAACAAAAAGACCAAACAAAATCAGGAGAAGAAGAAGAAGTTGAAACAAAAGAAACAGAAACAGAAGAAACAGAAACAGTAACGTCATCAGCAACAGAAAAGGTATAAAATGTTAAAAGAGCGTAAACTTACCAAAGCAGAACTTGATAAGCGTGAGGACATCATCATGAATATGAAGAAAAATAAACGCGATTTAGTTAAAAAATATGGTAAGGACGCTGAAGCAGTAATGTATGGTAGAGCTACTAATATAGCTAAAAAAACAACAGAATCAATGGCAATTAATAATCGATTAAGAGAAATGGTCAAAACAGCTTTATCAACTCCTAAAGTAAAAGAAGCAATAGGTAAGGAAGATGGTGAAGTAGATGATGATCTATCAGTTGGGGTTTATACTGAAAACCCACCTAAAAAGAAAAAAACTAATGAAGATTTACAATTAGATGAAAATGAACAATTAGTTCAATCTTGTTATATATCAGAAACTATAAATGAAGGCCATAAAGGAAAATTAGATTTAGAAGGAAAAATGGCTAGAAAGCAATTAGCAAAAATAGCTAAATATGCTCAACATTTATTTCATATGTTAGATAATAAATCTCAATTAGAAAGTTGGGTTCAAGCTAAATTAACAAAAGCATCAGATTATATGAGCTCTGTTAAGCATTATTTAGAAGGTGAAGCATTAACATCAGCACCTCCTGTTATGAATGAAGATGAAGCTATTAAAGATATAGAAGGAAGAGCGCTAAACATTGGTGATGTAGTAAAATGCCCAGATAATAATGAGTACCAATGTATGTATTCATATTCTGAAAAATTACCATTTTTATCACCATATGATGGTAAAAAACCTGATTTAATGAATAAAATGTATTTTAAAGATAAACCAGAATTTGCTAAAAGATTAGAAAAAGTAAAAGATTATTCTCAAACAAAAGGTGGATTTATTAAGTAAATATGACACGACAAGAGTTAAAAGACAAACTACGCTTGTTAATAAAACAAGTTTACCCTGCTGTAATGCAATCCGAAACAGCAGTATTAGAGTATGATGAATTAACAAAATTCCCGGAACTTAAAGCAGTAATTATCGATCTTTTAACTTATGAGTTCGATAATTTTTTAGCATCTATAGATTGGGTTGCACCTCGTCCTAGTACATTTAGAATTAATTTAAAAAATGGTGAACTTTTTTATCTAATTTATAATGGTAGAAGTTGGGTAGCTCAAGTAGAAGGGAAAAATTATTATTTATTAAATCTTCCTGAAGAAGAACAAGCAGCTATGGCAATAGCTAGAATATTAAGATATGGCTCTCCTGATGCTGAAACTGAAGAAGTAGAGACTACAGAAACAGAAACTGAAGAAACAGAAACAGAAGAAACAACTGAAGAACCAGCAGAAGAGCCAGCAGCAGAAGAAGCATAATGGATTCAATAACTACATTTTTAAATAAAATATCTTATAAATTTCCAAAAGGTTACCCGGATATGAATAACCCAAAGGATAAAAATTTATTATTTGAAATAATAACAGGTGTTGTAAAAGAAAATGAAGAAATAGATATTGATGAAGTAAGAAGTGAAATAGAAAGTTTAATAAAAAACATATCTGATCCTGAAGAATTAAAACAAATAGCTAAATATGCTAAAAACGTAGGTTTTGGGAATTCAATGAAGAAACATTTAGCTGATAAAAATTTAAGTTCAAAAGATATTTTATTTTTTCAATCACTTTTATCTGAATTAGGTAAGACAGGAGATTTTGCAAAATTATCTGAAAATCCACCTACATTTGATTTAACTAAAAATAATTACTTTGACCAAATACCAGGATTTGACAATACAGATTTAAAATCTTTATATAGTGATATGAAAGATTCTATTCAAGGAACAGTTTCATTAGGACCTGGAGAAGCATTTTTATCTGTATTTTTTAATAATGTTAAAAAAGCAGAATCAAAGGGGGACTTAAATATAGGAGGTAAAGAAGTTGAATTAAAATCTAGAACAGGAGCATCAGGGGCAATGGTTGCTCCTAAATATGTTGTAAGAGGTAAAGCGGATGATATAATAAAAGAAATGGAAAAATTAATTAATACTTTTGATTTAGAAGATGTTCAAAAAGAAGAATTAAAAAATTTAATTAGACCTAAAGGAACCTCTTGGCCTTATAAAATTGATAAATTATTTAAATCTGCTTTAGAATTAGGTATAGATAACAAAAAATTAACAAAAGATTTATCAGATGAAATTAGTTCTTGGTATAAAAATAAATTACCAATGAATTTTGAGTCATATTTTACAGATAATGAATTTGAAGCTAAAAAGTTTATCGATAATTTAGCTACAACTTTAGCAAAAGATTATTTTGAAGAACATGGGTTTGATGGTTTTATGATATCTGATAATGTAGGAAATTTTAAATATTATGATGGAGGTGATTTTATAGATGCTATTGGTAATGATATAATAGTTTCTAACCCTTCTGACTTAGTTCCTAGAATAAAAGTATAATTTTTAATATGTATAATCATGAGCAAAAACACAGGTAAAAAAGATTGCAATTGTGGATGTGGTGGGTGTAAAACTAAATCTATAGGTCCTATATTGAGGGAAAATAAAGTATTTAGTACTCCATTGTCTAATGATTTAAAATTTCATATAGACAATAATATACCGTTAAACGAAACAAAACATCGTGTGGGTTCTAAAAAATTTAAAAAATTAATTAATGAAGCTTCTGCATTATACTCACGTTTTATTTTAGATTTAAATAAAAAAGATGAAAAGATAATAAAAGAAGGAGTTGGATTTGGAAATAAAATGGGGGGTAATAATTTTACACCACAAAAAGAAATACCTAGAGATAGATCTAGAAAAGATAATATAGGCAGATTAAAACCAAATATGTCAACACCAGGAATAAAATCATTATCAGAAAATGAAAAATTAATTCAATCTTGTTATATAAAAGAAGATAAAGATTATTATGAAAAAGCAAAAGATTTAGAGGGAAAAAAACAATCAATAATAGATCAACTAGAAAAATTATTAGACTCTTTAACACCCCCAACATCAGATAATTTAGAAGCAAGACAAGGTTTAAAAGCAGCTTTAAAAAGTAATAATGTAGTAATGATGAAAAAAGCTTTAGATCATTGGAGAGAAAAATTAGATCCTAGATCAAGTTTTACAGATGATGATTGGGAAAATTTTTATGCAGATTATGATTTACCTGAAGGTAAAATAAAAGAATCACAAGATTTAGAAACAGAAGCTAAACAATATTTTTTAAAAAAGTTTATGGATGGTGAAATTAAAAAATTACCTGATCTTAAAGATGTTAAAGCAGCTTATATGAAATTAAAATTAAAAGGAGAGGTAAATGAAGCTGAAGAAGATGAAAAAGAAGGAAAAAAAGTTACTGTTGATGGTGAACCATTTAAAAAACATAACATAAAAAATCTTCAAGAAATGGACCCAGTAAAATGGGATTTACAAAATGGAATAGCAGCTCAATGGGTTCCTGACAAAGTAGGTCATACAGCTGATGGAGATATAACTGATGATCCTGGAGATGGATATGATACTAACAATAAAGATACTATAAACGAAAAATTAATCAATTAATAAAAAATAAAAAAATGAAAAAATTTATATGTAATTTAATCTGTATTTTAACTTTTAATAAAGTTTGTATAGGTTGGTGCAACCTAAAATGTTGCAAGTAAAAATCTGATTCATAGCCAGATACCCTTTATGGGTTTTTTATATAGAGAGCTGTGGCCTCATTTTGGAGCCACGGCTCTTTTTTTGTATATTTAATTAATAAAAAATCTAAAGATGAAACAAATAGTAATTATAGGAGCAGGAGTAGCAGGTGTTAATGCTGCTACAAAATTAGTTGATAACAATTATAAAGGTAAAATTACCATAATTGATATGGGTAATGATCCCTTTAAACGTAAACCTGAAGAAGTAATGACGGGTTTTATGGGAGCCGGAGGTTGGTCAGATGGTAAATTGACATATCATACTTCTATTGGTGGTCATTTATCAAAATATTGTGGTGAAGATAAAGCTATGGAGTTAATGGATCAAGTTATTAATAATTTTAGAAGATTTCACCCTAAACCTGAAGTAATACAATGTTCACATCCTGTAGAAGAACCAGAATTTATTAAACCTTATTTTGGTTTGCGATTATTTCCTGTATGGCATATAGGAACTGATTATCTACATGAAATTGGTAAAAATTGGTATACATATTTAACTGATAACGGTGTAGAATTTTTATGGAATACTAAAGTAGATGATATTAATTTTGATACTAATTTAGTTTATGGAGAAAACATTCCATCAGGAAGAATATATTATGATAAATTAATATTTGGAGTAGGTAAATCAGGGATTGATTTTGGAAAACAATTAGCTGAAAAATACGAATTACCAACAGAACCAAAACCAGTACAAATAGGAGTTAGATTTGAAGCACCACAAAAACATTTTCAAAAATTAATTGACATATCATATGATTTTAAGTTATATAAAAAGTTTGATAATGTAAGTTTAAGAACATTTTGTACAAACAATAATGCTGCTTATGTTGCTTTAGAAAAAACTTATGGTGATCATTCTTATAATGGACATGCTAAAAAAGATGAAGCATATAGAAATAACATGACTAATTTTGGTATATTAATGGAAATTAGAGGTATAGATAAACCATTTGATTGGTCAAGAGAAGCAGTTAAAAAATTACAATGTAGTGGAACAGGCACATATTATTCCCCAGGTAATAGATTACCATCTAAAACATCAGAAGGTGATTTTGTTAGATGTGTTGTAGTAGAAAATATGGAACCTTTATTTGAATCATTAGGAGAAGAAAATGCTCAATATATAGAAGATTTCATTACAGAAATGCAAATAGTATTCCCAACATTAAAAGATGATTGGGGTATTTATATGCCTGAAGTAAAATACCTATCACCTGAACCTTTAGTAAATTATGAAGATTTAAGTCTTACTAGATTTTCTGATGTCTATTTTGTAGGTGATGCGTTATCAGCAAGAGGTATAACAGTATCTGGGGCACAAGGTACTTATGTAGCTGAAAGTATATTATGAAAAGTTTAATACTTAATAATAAAATAGAAGTTAGAAAAAGTAAAATTCATGGATATGGGGTTTTTGCTAAAGAAAAAATAAAAAAAGGTGAAATATTAGAAGAATGTCATATTATATCTTTTCCTAAAGAATATTATGATTTAGTACCTTTATATAGAAATGCTTATGTTTTTCCTAGAAAGGATAATTATAAAGAAATTGTCTTACCTTTAGGATATGGGTGTATATATAATTCCTCATCTAATCCAAATGCGGATTGGACAACAGATGAAAAGAGAAGATTAATTATCTTTAAAAGTATAGAAGAAATAGAGAAAAATGAAGAAATATGTTGGGATTATGAAGTAAATATTGTATATTGTATAAAAAATAATTTAATATGAAAATAGGTTTTTGTGGAACAATGAGTGTAGGTAAAACTACATTAGTAAATGCATTAAAAAATGAACCAGAATTTAAAGATTATAAATTTGCAACAGAACGTAGTAAATATTTAAGTTCATTAGGAATACCTTTAAACACAGATAGTACTTTAAAAGGCCAATTGGTATTCGCAGCTGAAAGAGCAGCAGAATTAATGCAAGAAAAAATGATAACAGATAGAACTATTATTGATGTAATGGCTTTTTGTGAATTATCTGATTCTATGAGTGAAGCTGAAAAACAACATATAAGTGGGGTTTTATGGCATCTTATAAAAGAATATGACATTATATTTCATATAGATGATCTTTCTGTTCCTATTGAAGACAATGGAGTTAGAGAAACAAATAAAAATTACAGATTGGATATTCATAAAAAAATATCATCTATATTAGGAATGCATAGGTGGATGCCTGGTAAAGTAGTTAAAATTTCCGGCACAACTGAAGAACGCATAAACCAGGTGAAAGCTTCACTTTCTTTATGATATTTATAAATAAAAATATCTCATGAAAAAATCCCAACTTAAAGCAGCTATCAAAGAAGAAATTAAATTAGCTTTAAATGAAGCAGACCCCAAAGATATTCAAAATCAGGATGCTATTAATAAAGCATTAGAAACAACTAAAAAAATGATGGATGATATTAATGCAACAGAAGATTCAGTTAGTTTAGCAGAAGCAGATCCTGAAGATGTAAAAAGTCAAAAAGAACTTAATAAATCATTAGAAAAAACATTAGATGCTGCTAAAGAATTAAAATCAATAGAATTATCTGAATTTAAAAACAAAATAAGGGAAGAAATTATATCTGTTTTAAAAGAAGATGAAGAACCAACAGCATCCCAATTATCAGGAGATAGTGTAGCTGTTTTAGCTTCTAAACTTCAAGACACTACATCAGAAATGAAATCTACTGCTAATAAAATGAAAAAAACAGAAGATGTAACAGAAAAAGAAAAATTAATGGATAGATTAAAAACATTAAATAGAATAAAAAAAGAAATAGAATCAATGTTAGAATAATATGAAAAAATTTTGGAAAATAATTCTAGGTATCGGAGCAGTAATAGCAGGTATCCTAGCATTAACAGCAAATAAAGGTAGTAAAAAACAATTTAAAAAAGATCTTAAAGATAATAAAAAGAAACTAGATACTGTTAAAAAGAAACAAAAAGAATTAGATAAAAAAGAAAAAGAGATAAAAAATAAAATAGATTCAAAAGACAAAGATATAAAAGCTAACAAGAAAAAAATAAAATCAACAAAATCAGCTAAAAAAACAATTTCTGATTTTGAGAAAAAATACAGAAAAAGTAAATTTAAAAAATCAGTAAAAAAAGCAAAAAAATAATGAAAAAAATTTTATATATATTAATATTATTATTTACATTTAATGTTTTTAGTCAAGATAAAATAGTTAAAATACCACAATCAGAACTTGATGCTTTCTTTTTAGCCATAGATACACTACAATATCAAGATTCTATTAAGTCAGTTTTAATAGCAGACTTACAATTACAAAACACTAATTTTTTTAATTTACGTGTTAATGATATGGCTAAATTTGCAGCTAAAGATGAAGAAATTTTATTACTAAATAACCAAATTAAATTATATGAAGATAGATTAAAAATTACAGATAGGTGGTATAATAAAAGATGGTTTGGTGTAGTTGTAGGTGTTGTAGGAACATCAACGGCAATTTATTTAGCTGGACAAATTAAATAAAATGAGTCAGGATTTAAAAAAAATAATAAGACAAGAATACATAAGATGTGCAAAAGATCCTGTTCATTTTATGAAAAAGTATTGTTATATTCAACATCCTCAAAGAGGAAGAATACAATTTAGTTTATATCCTTTCCAAGAAAGAGTATTAGGTTTATTTAAAGATAATCCTTATTCAATAATTCTTAAATCTAGACAATTAGGTATTTCAACATTAACTGCTGCTTATTCTTTATGGATGATGTTATTTCATAAAGATAAAAATGTTCTTTGTATAGCAACTAAACAAGAAACAGCTAAAAATATGGTTACTAAGGTAAAATTTATGTATGAAAATTTACCTTCTTGGTTATCTATAGATTACATAGAAAATAATAAATTAACATTAAGATTAAATAATGGCTCACAAATTAAAGCAACGTCAGCTTCAAGTGATGCAGGTAGATCTGAAGCAGTTTCTTTATTATTAATTGATGAAGCTGCATTTATTGAAAATATAGCAGAAATATGGGCATCAGCTCAACAAACATTAGCAACTGGTGGGGGGTGTATTGCTTTAAGTACACCATATGGAACTGGAGGATGGTTTCATCAAACATGGGTTAAAGCTGAAGCAAAAGAAAATGAATTTTTACCAATTAAATTACCTTGGTTTGTACACCCTGAAAGAGATAAAGAATGGAGAGCAAGACAAGATGAATTGTTAGGAGATCCTAGAATAGCAGCACAAGAATGTGATTGTGATTTTAGTACATCCGGAGATATAGTCTTCTACTCAGAATGGTTAGATTTTATTAAAGAAACAACAATAAAAGAACCATTAGAAAGAAGAGGAGTAGACCAAAATTTGTGGATTTGGGAACCAGCTGATTATTCAAGAGAATATATGATAACAGCAGATGTAGCTAGAGGTGATAGTAAAGATTTCTCGGCTTGTCATGTTATTGACATTGAAACAAATGTTCAAGTAGCAGAATATAAAGGTCAAATGCCTCCAAAAGAATTTGGTTATTTTTTAGTAGGTTTAGCATCTGAATATAATAATGCTTTGTTAGTAGTTGAAAATGCTAATATAGGTTGGGCTACATTAGATGCTATTATAGAAAGAGGTTATAGAAATTTATACCAATCACCAAAATCAGATCAACTTACTGCAGAATCATACTTAAGAGTATTTGAAGGAAACTCAGAAATGACTCCAGGATTTACAATGTCAATGAGAACTCGACCTTTAGTAATTAATAAATTTAGAGAATTTGTTGGTGATAGAAGTACAACAATCCAATCAAAACGTTTATTAGAAGAAATGAAAGTATTTATTTGGAAAAATGGAAGACCAGAAGCTCAAACAGGCTACAACGATGACTTGGTTATGTCATTTGGGATTGGTATGTTCCTACGTGATACTTCATTAAAGTTTCAACAACAGGGATTAGATAGTGCTAGAGCAGCACTAAAAAATGTAACAAGCACAAAACCTAACTTTAAAGGAGTATATACTAACAATGCAGTAGAAAATCCTTATAAAATGAAAATTAATGGAAAAGATGAAAGCATTGATTGGTTGTTAAGATAATATATTTATAAAAATAAAACAAAATGGCAGATAAAGGCTTATTTTCAAGATTAAGAAGATTATTCGGAACAGACGTATTAATTCGTAACGTAGGGGGTAATCAACTTAAGGTTATGGATGTCAATCAGATACAAATGTCTGGTGATCTAGAAACTAACTCATTAATAGATAGATTTAATAGAGTTTATACAAACTCTCCAAATTCATTATATGGTCAACAAACAAATTTTAACTATCAAACGTTAAGACCATATCTTTATTCAGAATATGACGCAATGGATACTGATGCTATAGTTGCATCAGCACTCGATATTTTAGCAGATGAATCTACATTAAAAAATGATATGGGAGAAGTTCTTCATATTAAAAGTTCAGATGAAAATATTCAAAAAATATTATATAATTTATTTTATGATGTAATGAATATTGAATTTAATTTATGGCCTTGGATTAGAAATATGGCTAAATATGGAGATTTCTTTTTAAAATTAGAAATAGCAGAAAAGTTTGGGGTATATAATGTAATTCCTTATACGGCGTTTCATATTGAAAGACAAGAAGGTTGGAATCAAGAAAACCCACAAGAAATAAGATTTAGATATGATCCTGACGGTATAGCAACATCTGATTATGGTTATTTTAATGTTCCTAATTCTGGTGAACAAGCAAATAATATATTTTTTGATAATTATGAAATGGCTCATTTTAGACTATTAACAGATATGAATTTTTTACCTTATGGAAGATCATATATAGAACCTGCTCGAAAATTATTTAAACAATATACTTTAATGGAAGATGCTATGTTAATTCATAGAGTTGTTAGAGCACCTGAAAAAAGAATATTTTACATGAATGTTGGTTCTATTCCTCCTAATGAAGTAGATGCATTTATGGAAAAAACCATAACAAAATTAAAGCGTACTCCTCATATGGACGAAAATACAGGTGAGTATAATCTAAAATATAACCTTCAAAACTTATTAGAAGATTTTTATATACCAGTTAGGGGTAATGACACAGCTACAAAAATAGAAAATTTAGGAGGACTACAATTTGATGGAATTCAAGATGTAGAGTATATGAGAGAAAAATTATTTGCAGCTTTAAAAGTTCCAAAAGCATTTATGGGTTATGATGCTAATTTAGAAGGTAAAGCAACTTTAGCTGCCCAAGATATTAGATTTGCAAGAACTATAGAAAGAATCCAAAGAATATTTACATCAGAGTTATATAAAATAGCTTTAATTCATCTATACACTCAGGGCTATAGAGATGCGAGTTTAACTAATTTTGAAATATCGTTAACAACTCCATCAATAATATATGATCAAGAAAGAATAGCATTAATGACTGAAAAAATGACATTAGCTCAATCAATGATAGATAGTAAATTAATTCCATCTGATTGGATTTATGAAAATATATTCCACTTTAGTGAGGATGAATATGAAGAATACAGAGATTTAATTAAAAATGATGTTAAGCGTACATTTAGATTAACACAGATAGAAGGAGAAGGAAATGACCCATTAGAAACAGGACAATCATATGGAACTCCACATGATTTAGCTGCATTATATGGTAAAGGAAGAATGTACTCAGATCCATCTAATATACCAGCAGGTTATGATGAAGGTACAACTAAAAAAGTACCATTAGGTCGTCCTAAAAAACAATTAACAAAACGTAATAAACAAGAAGATAATTTAGGAAAAGATAGATTAGGAGTAAAAAGAATGAAAGATGATAAAAGTGTTAATGAAACAACTGCTAATCAAATAATGAATAAGTATGAAAGTATGTTGAAAAACATTCCTTATAGCGAGAAAAAAATTATAACTGAAAAAAAAGTTAAAAAAAGTAAAAAAACTAAAAAATAAAATTAAAGGATGAAAAATCCTTATATATTTATAAAAAAATCATATAATTAATGCGTGTAAAACATTCAAAGTTCAAAAATACAGGTCTTTTATTTGAGCTTTTAGTAAGAAAGATTACGTCTGATACTTTAAATGGTAAAGATTCACCAGCAGTAAATATTTTAAAAAAATATTTTGTTAATACTGAATTAGGTAAAGAATATAAACTATATGAAACAGTATTTAAAAAATCCGTGGTTGTAACTGAAAGTAAAGCAAATATTGTATTAAATACAGTATTAGAAACATCAAGAAAATTAAATAGAAGTTCTTTAAAAAGAGAAAAATATAATATAATTAGAGAATTAAGGGAAAAATACAATATAGAGGATTTATTTAAGATGAATATAAGTAATTATAAACCTTTAGCAGCTCTATATACATTATTTGAAATTTACAACTCACAAGATATAACAGACCCAAATCAAATAGTAGATAATAAAGTAACTCTTTTAGAACATTTAACATCTAAAGAAGTTAACAAATCAGAAGTTAAACACGATATTATAGAAGAATTTAAATCATATGATAAAGATTTAAGAATTCTTACTTACAGAGTATTATTAGAAAAATTTAATGATAAATATTCTGACTTAAATAAGTCCCAAAAATCAATTTTAAGAGAATTTATTAATAATGTAGATAATACTAATAAATTAAAAGAATTTTATAATAATAAAATAATTGAATTAAAAAGGAATATTTTATTAGAAACTAAAAAAGTAAAAGATAGAGCTACAAAAATAAAATTATTAGAAGTTAACAAATACATTGTTGAAATTGATAAAAGAAAAAAAATCAATAATAATAATTTAGTAGATTTATTACAATATTATAGTCTTTTTGAAGAATTACAAAAGTCAAATGGGTAAATTTAAATTTAAATTAAAAGAAGCCGAACCAGGAGATGAAATAATTTTCATTGAACCTAGACCTGAAGCCGAAAGAGGTGTTGATGATGAACCTGGAGGTAAAATAATTTATGTTGATGATGAAAGAGTTCCTAAAGAATTATTATTAAAAATCCAAGAAAAATATGGTCCAATTCCTAAAGGAAGTTATTTCACAGATAATTTTTCAATGTATTGGGAAAAATACGAACCAGATTATGGGGGTGAAGTAAATACAGGAACTAGATTAGTAACTAAACAATACAGATTACCTAATATTAATAATGTATTTAAATCATTTGTAAAACTTAATAATGAAATTGAATGGTTAGAAAAAAATGAAGATATTAAAAAAGATGAGAGACTAACTGAAATTTTACAACAAATAAGAAAAGCATTTAACGCTTATCGTACCCATATCAGGAAAGAATACCCAGAATTATATAAAGGTTTAAGGAATATAAGTGAAGATGAAATAGAAGAAATTTCAACAACAGGAGGAGGTGCAGGGGCAGCTTCATTTACACCTGGTACCGGGGGACAATATGCAACCCCAAATGCTTTTAGAAAAAATAAAAAGGCAAAAGGTACTGATGATGATATATTAACTAAAAAATTTGGTTATAAGTTAGCAGAAAATAAAAAAGAAGAAGAAAAAGATTCTAAAGATAAAGAAACCAAAGATTCTAAAGATTCCAAAGATAAAGAAGAAAAAAACGAAAAAAGAGAAAAACTTTTAAAACAAAAAGAAGAAATTGAAAAATTACTTAAAAAAGATCCAAAAGATTTAGATGATAAAGAAATAAAAAGTTTTGATGACATGTATAAAGCAGCCCCATCATATGAAGAACTAGGACAGTTTTGGGAAAGTTTAAATGAAGGAGTAGGAGCTATATTAGGACCAGGCCCTAAAGCAGGTCCTGATGGGGTAAAAGATAATTACTATGTAAGTAATTTTAAATATAAATTAGTTCCAAAAAAAATTAAAGGATCTGGAATATATAATGATGGGAGTGTAAAGCAATTATGGGAGGATGAAGATAATGATTCCAAAAAAAACTTTCAAAAAACAAGAATAGACGCATTTAATTCAATTGAGAAAGATCTTAACCATATTTATAAGGCGATATCGAATGCTAAAAATGAGACAATAAAACATTATAAAAATAATCCTGATTCATATAAAGTTTTAAAACCAACAGATTTAATTAGTGATTATTTAAAAGATATAAAAAATTTAATAGGACAAGAATGAAATCATTACAAGAACAATACAACCAAATAAAAAAAGGTAAAGGCCATAAAGATGTTTTTTTGAAAGAAGCAAAACGTCTTTTTCCTAATATGATAAGTAATCTAAATACTTTTGATCAAGCAACAACTATTTTAAAACAACGTAATGTTATACAAGAAAACATTGCAGGATTAGGTATAGTAACTGATGCTAAATCAAATTCTCCTGATTGGCATAAAATTTTTGAAGATAATCTTAATAAAAATAATTATGATTACACAGATCAAAAAGCAATAGATAATCAAAATTGGGCAGAAAGAGAAAAAGGTGTATATTTTGAAATGGAAAAAGTAAGAGATCTTATAACTGATCAAAATATAGGAGATTTATTAGCAAAAGCAAAAAACACAGTTACTAAAAATTTAGCAAAAGATCCCTTATATTACATAAAAAATGCAGCATTTTCAGTAGATAAATTAGGATATTCAGCTGATAGACCTGGATTAAAACCTACACAAATAAAAGGAAAACATGTTGGTAGTGGTTATGGTAATCCTTCAAAGTCAAAAATCAAACCAGGAGAACCTGGAACCGGATATACACCTGTTAAATAAGATATGAAAAAAATTTTAATAGAAACATTACCATTTGTACCTTCTAAAATTTCATTAACAGAAGGTAAAAAATCAGAAAGAGGAAATCCTATAGTTGAGGGTATTTTAGCTACTTGTGAAGTTAAAAATGGAAATGGAAGATATTATTCAAAAGATCTTTGGCAAAGAGAAATGGATAAATATCAAGAAGTAATAAATGATAATAGAGCAGTAGGAGAATTAGATCATCCTGAATCATCTGTTGTTAATTTAAAAAATGTTTCACATAACATTACTGATACTTGGTGGGATGGAGACAATGTAATGGGTAAAATAGAAATACTTCCTACTCCATCAGGTAATATTTTAAAATCACTTATTGATAGTGGTATAACAGTGGGTGTTTCTTCAAGAGGAATGGGTTCATTAAAACCAATGGGGGAAGTTCAAGAAGTACAAGATGATTTTGAATTATTATGTTGGGATTTTGTTTCAACTCCTTCAAACCCAGGTTCATATATGCAATTAGTAAAAGAAGGTCTTGATTTTTCTTCAAAAAACCAATATGAAAAATTAAATTCTATTATTTATGAAATCCTTTGCTCAAAAGGAAGTTGTCCAATTTCATAATTTGTAATAATCCTCATATACGTATAATCGTAAATATGTTATTTTCTGATATAACATTAATTTAAGTATTAATTCCGATTACGTTTTCTAATAAGCGTACTTTCCAAACAAAAATTTTAGGAAAAATGAATAGAGATTTTTTAAAAGAGGCTATTGCCGACGCTAAAGCTGTAAAGGAATCAGCTATCGCGAATGCTAAAGCTGCTTTGGAGGAATCATTTACACCACATCTGAAAAACATGTTATCTATGAAATTACAAGAAATGGATAAAGAAGATGATGTCAAAGAAATGATGTCAAAATCATATGAAGAAGATGATGTAAATGAAGCCAAAGAAGAAGAAGAAGCAAAAAAAGCTAAAAATGAAGCTAAAATGTCAAATCCAGTAATGAGAAAAGGTTTAAAGGGAGACGATCCTGCAGAACTTGAAACCGAAAAAGATCGTTTAAAAAAGGAAGACATGAATTTAGATGAAATTTTAGCAGAATTAGAATCTGACACAGTCAATGAAGACGCTAGAACAGATGCTGAAGAAGAAGGATACAAAGATGGTATCAAAGACGCTAAAGCAGATATTAAAAAAGCTGTCGACGATGTTAAATTACAAGAAGACGAACGTACAGACGCTGAAGAAGAGGGATATGAAGATGGGATGAAAGATGAAAAAGAAGACCTTGAAGGTGATGTAGGTGAGGAAGAAGTAATAGATATCGAAGATATGACTGATGAAGATTTAAAAGGATTTATCGAAGACGTTATTGAAGACATGGTTACTGCTGGTGAATTAGAAGCTGGTGGTGATACTGTTGAAATGTCCGATGAAGAAGAAGAAGTTGACGTAGACGTAGATGTTGATGTTGATACTGAAGAAACAGAAGAAACAGAAACTGAAGTTGAAGTCACTGAAGAAATGAAAAGTAAAGAAGAAGTTAAAGAAATAGTTGGAGTAGCTGCTGGTTTTGCAGGTTTATTTGCTGCCGCAGGCGGTATGGCTGCACTACAAATGGCTATGGAAAACCCAGAAACTGCTGCTAAATATCCAAAAGTTTCGGCTTTATTGGATATATTAAGTGATGTAGGTGCAGAAGCATCTAAAGCAAAATTTTCAGAAGCAACAGGAGAAGAAGTAGCTTCCGAAGAACACTTAAGTGCAATTGAGGATAAGCTTGGCGGTATATTTGAAAACGCTAGAACAGATGCTGAAGAAGAAGGATACAAAGATGGTATGAAAGACGCTAAAGCAGATATGAAAGAAGCTTATTCAACAATTAAAACATTAAAAAGTGAACTTAATGAAATTAACTTACTGAATGCTAAATTGTTGTATACCAATAAGATTTTTAAATCAAAAACATTAAATGAGAATCAAAAGGTTAAAGTATTAACTGCTTTTGACAAAGCTGAAACTGTAAAAGAAGCAAAATTAGTTTATGAAACTTTACAAGATGGATTAAAAGCTAAATTAAAAGCTAAAGGTTCAATCAAAGAAAGTAGAATAGGCAGAGCTTCAAAAACTCTTCATGCTCCTAAAAAAGCAAATAAAAAACCTATCGTTGAATCAAATCAAATGGTTGATAGATTTAAAAAACTAGCAGGAATAATTTAACAATAATTTTATAATTTTAAAAACCGATTAGACATGAGTCAATTAAATCAATTATTAGAAAGCGCTAATCCGTATAAATCACTACAAAGTGATGCGGCTAGATTAGCAAACAAGTGGGCTAAGACAGGCTTACTTGAAGGCTTGGATAATGAAACATCGAAAAATAATATGTCGATGTTATTAGAAAACCAAGCAAAACAATTGGTGACGGAAGCTTCTAATACTGGAGGAGGATCAGGTGCTGGTACATTTACTGCTGGTACAGGTGCTCAATGGGCAGGTGTTGCTTTACCATTGGTAAGAAAAGTATTTGGACAAATCGCAGCGAAGGAATTCGTTTCGGTTCAACCAATGAACTTACCTTCTGGTCTAGTATTTTACCTAGACTTCCAGTATGGAACTAACCACTCACCATTTACAAGCGGAAATTCACTTTATGGTGATACTTCAGCAAACTTTGGAAATACTAACACAGGTGGTCTTTATGGAGCTGGTAGATTTAACTATTCTACAAACCAAACAAGCTCTATACAAGTAGCAGCTGCAAGTGTATATTCAGCTTCATGGTCAGACTTAAATTTTGATGGACAGTATTCAGCTTCAGCTGTTGCTGATGAATTTGACATAGTTCAATTCCCAGTCGCTAATTTAACTAGCTATGATGAAGAAGCAGTTAGAGCATTCCAATTATTTTCACAATCAGGTGATGGTAATACAAATATTACAGCTTACCCACAATTTACAAGAATTAGTGGTACTAACTTACTATTTGTTATAACATCATCTCATGCTACAACAGAAACAGGCGGAAACGCTACATTAGCTTGTAATGTTTCTTACTCTTTAGCACCAACTATGGCAGATATTGGTGATTTTGAAGAAGGTAACACTAATTTAAATGGTGATAATAATCCAATTACTATCCCTCAAATTAATGTTCAGTTGAGAAGTGAAGCAATTGTTGCTAAAACTAAAAAGTTAAAAGCTGTTTGGACTCCTGAGTTCGCTCAAGATTTAAATGCTTACCATTCATTAGATGCAGAAGCTGAATTAACTTCTATTATGAGTGAGTATATTTCATTAGAAATAGACTTAGAAATTTTAGATATGTTGATTGAATCAGCAGCTGCTGGAACAGAAATATGGTCAGCTAAAAATAATAGAGCGATCACAGCAGGTGGTACAACAGATGCACAACATATATCAGCTAATGGTGTATTCTCTGATCTTGGATTCTATAATTCACAAGGACAATGGTTCCAAACTTTAGGAACTAAAATCCAAAAGTTGAGTAATATTATTCATCAGAAAACACTTAGAGGTGGTGCTAATTTCTTAGTATGTTCTCCATCAGTAGGTACAATCTTAGAATCAATTCCAGGATTTGCTGCTAATACAGATGGTGATGCTGCTAAAATGAATTATGCATTTGGTGTGCAAAAAGTTGGACAATTAAATGGTAGATATCAAGTTTACAAGAACCCATATATGACTGAAAACCAAATTTTACTTGGATTCAGAGGTTCTCAATTCTTGGAAGCAGGTGCAGTATTCTCACCTTACGTACCATTAATTATGACTCCAATGGTGTACGATCCAAATACTTTCGTACCAAGAAAAGGTCTATTAACTCGTTATGCGAAGAAAATGCTAAGACCTGAATTCTACGGTATAATTAAAGTAGCTGATTTAGATACTATATAATTTTTATTAATTAGTATTTAGTCTTTTAAGAGCCCCGCAATAGCGGGGCTTTTTTTTTACTTAACTTGTATATTTAGTAGGTAGTTAGTATATGTATAAGCATAATATAAAAGTTAAAATATGAAAGAGACACCTTCTCAGTTGCCTTTTCCAAGTTTTGTTATGAATTTTCCGTTTTCGTTTTCCACAGAAAATCCAAATAACATATGGATGCAAGAAATGTCCTCTGAAGAATTAGAAGTAAACAGAGGAAAAGCTTACAAACAATTTATGGACTTATACAATTTTGTATCAGGTGCAGGATTTGTATGTAATTTACCAAGCCATGGTAATAAATTTCAAGATTTAGTATATGTTGCTAATATGGGGATTTATCTACCACATATAAAAGATAGTAATAATATTATTATGTCTAATTTTACTTCCCCTCCTAGACAGGGTGAAGAATTAGTAGGAAAACCATTTTTTGAATTAATGAATTATAATACTTATGATTGTCCTTATAAATTTGAAGGAGAAGCTGATTTAAAGTATTTATATGGTAATAATTTTATAGGAGGATATGGCATAAGATCAGAAAAAGAAGCTTTTGAATGGATGGAAGAAAAATTTAATATGAATATTATTAAATTAGAAATGGTAGATGAATATCTTTATCATTTAGATTGTAATATTTTTCCATTAACAAAAGAAAAAACATTAGTATGCCCTGAATTTCACCTCCCAGAAGAAATTAAAGAAATAGAAAAATATACTGAAATAGTAGAAGTAAGTTCTAATGCGGTTTATAATGGAATTTGCAATTCAGCACGTGTAGGAAATATGATTTTATGTGCTTCAAATATATCTGAATTATCTATAAATGATGAAACATATGACGCTGAAAAACATAAAATACACGCGTTAGAAAAAATATGTTACAATGAAGGATTAGAACCTATTATATTTAATATATCAGAGTTTATGAAATCAGGTGCAATGTTATCTTGTATGATTATGCATTTGAATTATGTTGATTATGAAAGAAGTTTATTATAAATGGCACAAAAATTAGAAGACTGGTTAAATACAGAAGTTGAAGAGTTATCAAAATTACCTGTTGGTGATTTATCAAATACATTCTTTTTTAGGGACCCTATGCGTCCTAATTATATAGATTATAAACATTTTTACTCACCAGCAGATGGAGTAATTTTATATCAAAAAATAATAGAAGATGTAAACGATCCTGTTGTTGAAATTAAAGGAAGAAATTATACTTTACCAGATGTAATGGGTGATAAAAACTATAATAAACCTTCTTTAGTTATAGGAATTTTTATGACATTTTATGATGTTCATATAAATAGAATACCATATCCTGGAGTTTTAAATTTTAAACCTTTAGATCCTATTGAGTCTGTAAATAAACCTATGTTAGCTGTTGAAAAAGATATTTTAGAAATGGCTATAAACCCAAATAGTATGGGTTATTTACATTATAATCAAAGGATGTGGAATAAAATATATTGTCCTAGTATAAATTATACTTATTATTTAATACAAATAGCAGATGAAGATGTAAATGTAATAGCTCCTTTTGTAAATCATCAATATGAAATGATGGAACAAAATTCAAGATTTTCTCTTATACGATGGGGTTCACAAGTAGATTTAGTATTACCATTAGATGAGAGATTTAATTTTGAATTATTGTTAGAAAATGAAATGCATGTAAATGCAGGTTTAGACAAGTTAATCAAAATAAATTTCACAAATAATGACAAAATCTAATATGGAAAAATCCCCACCTAAAGGATCAGTAAGATTCTCTCTATCTTTATCTCCTGAACAAAAAAAAGCAAAAACTGAAATATTAAAACATCCTTTTAATTTTATTGTAGGAAAAGCTGGAAGTGGAAAAACATTACTAGCAGTTCAAGTTGCATTAGATCAATTTTTTAAAAGAGAATTTAATAAAATTATTATAACAAGACCTACTATTTCAACAGAAGATAATGGATTTCTACCAGGTTCAGAAAGAGAAAAAATGGAACCATGGTTAGTTCCTATTAGAAGTAATATGAGAAAAGTTTATAATAAACCTAACATATTACAAAAAATGGAATCTAATGAACAAATTGAATTAGTCTCATTAGCTCACTTTAGGGGTAGAACATTTGATAACTCAATAGTAATAGTGGATGAATTTCAAAATTTAACAAGATCACAATTAGCAATGGCTGTTGGAAGATTAGGTAAAGATTCAAAAATGTTATTTTGTGGAGATTCATACCAAATTGATTTAAAAGATAAAAATTATTCAGCATATCATGACATGGCTAAATTAGTAAATTCAGATTATGTTTTTAAATGTGTGTTAAATGATTCTCATAGACATGATGCTATAGATAATTTATTAGAATTATTAAATGGATATCATTAATTTCCCAATACTTTTTTATATTTATAAATAAAACTTATGGCAGCAGGAAAATATAATTTTGTAATAGAACAAGGATCTACAGTAGATTTTGAAATCCAATATAAGGATTCAGCATCAGTTCCCGTAGATTTATACAGTCATCATGCTAAAATGCAATTAAGATCGGGTTATGGTAGTGATGCTAAATTATATTTAACTCTTAGTAGTAGTTTAGACACTTGTGGTGGAGGATTAAATTTAAGTGGATCAAAAAGTGATTCAACTTATCCTAAACCTCTAGCATCAGGAGCTATTGGGATATATATTACTGGATACTCATCTTCATTTTTAGATTTTAATGAAGCATATTATGATTTAGAATTATATTCTGGTAGTGGAACATGTCAAACTGTTACTAGAGTGCTCGAAGGTAAAATAAAATTATCTAAAGAAGTAACAGTATAAATAATGGCTGTAAATATAAATCCAAAAAATACTAATGTACAGGTAAATTCTGCTAAAAATGTAATCACTATTACTAACAAAACTAGTAATAAAAGTGTTTTAGTCCAACCAGAAACAACCAAAATAGTCCAAGTAAATACTCCTGGACCAATGGGTCCATCATTTGGAGGTACCTTAACAGGTTCTTTAAACATATCAGGTTCATCTGATTTTTCTGGTGATGTTTTAATAGAAGGAAATTTAAAAGTAGAGGGTTCATCTTCATTTGAAGGAAATATATCTTCATCAGGAGGAACTATAAGTGGAAGTAAATATTTAGTTTCAACTAATATAACAGGAAGTAGTGCAAGTTTTGATGGATATTATTTTAATAATCAATGGGGTAAAAGAAATGCATCAATATTTGTAACTGATCGGTTTGGAAATACAGGTGGAACCTATCCATCTTCATCTAATTCTAGTAGTAATTACATTAATATAGGTCAAAAAGATAGTCTTTCTAGTGGTATAGTACTTAATGCAAAGTACTTTAGTATAACATCTTCGGGTATATTTTCTTCAAGTGATTATTTTGTAGCACCTAAATATTTTGTCCAACAAAGTACTGGAATAGGTCTTTCTAATTTTACTGCTGGTGGGGGTTCTGCTGGTGATTATTTACAATTAAGAAATACAACTCATTCGAATGACCAAATAGAATTTATCTCTGCACCAGCAGGACAAATGATTCGTAATAGATCAAGATCTTTTAATATTGTATTGGATTCTCAAAACGCAACAACTTCTTCTCGTTTTAATATATTTAGAGATTTTCAACAACCAAGTGTCATTTTCCCAGGCCTTGGAGCAGATTTAATGTTTTCTGTAGATAATTGGGGTAATGTAACTGCAAGTCGAGGAGGAAAAGGAAGTGGAGGTAGTGCTACTGATTTACAAAATAGTGGTAATATTAGTGCAAGTGGATTTATGTATGCTTCAAAATATTTTGGGGATGATGATAGTAATATAGGTACTTATAGTAGGGTTTCTACTCAAACAACATATGGAAATACAAATAAACCAACAATAATCCAAGGTGAAGTAACAATGTCTGAACCGGGAGGTTTACTAGTAAACAGTAATATAAGTGCAAGTGGTGATGTAATTACATCTAATATAAGTGCAAGCGGTTATGTAAGTGCATCTCAATTTATAGGTTCTTTTTCGGGAAGTATAAATAATGCTGTTACAGCTTCATATTCAATATCTTCATCATATGCAGAATCATCAGATCATTTTACAGCATCATTTATTAGTTCAAGCGGTTATGTTTCTGCATCTCAATTTATAGGCTCTCTTACGGGATCAATTACTCCATCATCATTACCAAGTGGTATAATTTCAGGATCTTCTCAATTACCAAGCGGTATAATATCTAGTTCAACCCAATTACCAAGTGGAATAATATCAAGCTCTCTTCAATTACCTTCTGGCATAATATCTGGTTCTGATCATATATTTACAGCAATAACATCATCAGGTAATATTAGTGCAAGTGGTTATATAAGTGCAAGTGAGTTTAGTGGTTTATTTACTGGATCTTTATTTGGATCTTCATCATATGCTACAACTTCATCTTTCGCAATGACTGCATCTTACGCACACTCTGCATCAATTGAAATTACTCATGAAGTATCTTCATCATATGCAGAATCAGCATCATTTGCCCAACATTCTGACATCTTTACAGCATCTATTGTAAGCGCAAGTGGTACAGTAATAGGTAATACAATGGTTGTTAATACTGACACACCAGCTGAAGATATGGAATTTACTGTTGTAGGTGATATGAGTGCAAGTGGATATAATTATACTAATCTTGGATTATTTGTAAACCAAACCCAATCTGTTGTAAGTGTGGGATTGGTTCTTCCTCATTTAGGGTTAGCATTTGGAAATAGCAACCATGCATCATCTTTAATAGGAAATATAATTAATTTAGGTAGTAATGATGACCAACACACAACAGCATCAGGTAATATAAGTGCAAGTGGTAATATATTTGGGAATGTTGGAACATTTAATGATTTAGGAAATATAACAGCATCAGGCAATATAAGTTCAAGCGGCTATGTTTCTGCATCTCAATTTATAGGCTCTTTTACAGGATCATTTTTTGGAACAATAGAATCATCATCATATGCTACAACAGCATCATTTGCTCAACATTCTGATAATTTTACAGCATCTATAGTAAGTGCAAGTGCTCAAATGTTTTCACCTAAATATTCAATAGATAATCAAAATTATTTTGATAAAACACAAATAGCCTTTACAAACACAGGAGATAATCTTGCTCTTAGAGCAGGTTTATCAGGTGTAGATCAAGGACAACCTTTAATGGATTCTGTTGGTGGTTTTTCTTTTATGTTAGATAGTAATGGTGCAGGTAATGATGCATTTTTTAATTTATATAAAGGGGGCACTATTCCAGCATTAGGAACTCAAATATTTCATATAGATAATAGTGGTAATATAACAGCATCAAGTAATATGAGTGCAAGTGGTTATATTTCTGCATCTCAATTTATAGGTTCTTTTACAGGATCAATTTCAGGAGTAGAATCATCATCATATGCTACAACTGCATCTTTTGCCCAACATTCTGATAATTTTACAGCATCTATTGTAACAGCATCTCTATTTGTAGGGGCAGAGTCTTATTATGCAGTAGGTCAACAAATTTTAGCTTATATACCAGCATATTCTACATTTTATTTTGGTAATAATTCATTTAAAACTCAAGTCCAAGGTACAAACATATTATTAAATGCACCCGTAACAGCATCAGGTAATGTAAGTTCAAGTGGCACAATACGAAGTCAAGATTTAATAGTAGATAGAAATATAACAACAAATATAAGTTTAAATGTAAATGGATTAACAACATTTAGTGGATCATATGGAAATTATAATACCCCTGCACTTGGAAGTGGACAATTAACAGCAGCTGTAGTAACAGGATCAATAATTCCACAAGTTGATGTACCTTATAATGGTACACATGAATTAGGAAGTAAATCAAATCCATGGAGAAAAGTATGGGTTGCAGGAGCATCATTAGAATTTGTTAGTGCTTCTTCAGAAGGTACCAATGTTGTATCTGAATCTTTTACATATGCTAATATTAATAGATTACAAGAAGGAAAAACACTTGCTACACAATCTATAGGTTCATTGGGAACAGATTATGCAAAATACGCAGCATGGATTCATCCCCAAACTGATACTTCATATCAAAAATTAGATTCAGATAGATATCAATTTGTAATATTAGGTTCAGAAGTATTTGATCTTCAAGCAGGAACTACAACCGTATCTACTAATAATTTTGTAGCTAAATCTATAAGTGCAAGTGGTCATATAACATCATCAAATGTAAGTGCAAGTGGAAATATCTTTGGTAAAGATGCACAATTTGGGAGTAATACTGTGATTATAGATGGTGATGGTGGTCATATAACAGCCTCAGGTAATATAAGTGCAAGTAATAATGTATATGGTAAAGAAATATGGTTTAAAGATAAACTTCAACCTACAGCAGGAAATGATTTAGATGATCGCATATTATATAATCCTGAACCAAATAGATATTTAGCTTTTTCTCTTGATGGTGCTGATTATTTTAGAGTTTATAATGGAACAATGACTTTTGGTGACATTGATAATGTTACTGGTGCTGACTTTGCTATGAATGGAAATTTCAGTGCTAGTGGTACTGTATATACTAATAAAATTCGTACTAAAAGAGTAGGTGCTTCTGATGTTAGCAACAATTTAGAATTATTTGCATTAACATCTCAAGGATATATAGGTTATACAATATCAAGTTCAGGTAATGCTCTTGTTCCTCAAAATTCCACTACAAGATTAGGATTAGGATCAACTAAACTACCAGCAGTAGGTTCAAGATTAGACCTAACTGGAGATATGATAATAACAGGAAGTATAACATCTTCAGGTGGTGATATAAGTGCAAGTAGTCACATACATGGACTTACACATTATGGCTCTACATTTCAACCACTACCAGGAAATACATCAGTAGGTATTGGTTCAATAAGCACAACTTCTCAAAACTTTACTATAACTATAGGCCATCATACAAATCCTGCACCACTTACAATAAATTCAGATATAACAGCATCAGGTAACATAAGTGGTAGTGCAACTACATCTAATTTTATAGCAGCAACAGGTTCATTCCAAAAATTAACAGGAGATACAACCCAAGCAACAGCATTAGAAGTTGAAGGATATGTAAGTGCAAGTTACTTTACAGGTAATATATTATACCAAACAGGCTCTGTATCATCAGGTGCAATACAAGGAGAAGGAGAGATAATTTATTTTGGTAATACTAATGTAACAGCTGGAGAAATATATACTATTAATCCTGCAGGAGGATGGACGCAAGCTACTTACCAAACTGCAGCAGCAGCAACCGGATCTTTAGCATTAGCATTAGGAACAAATTCAACAACCCATGGGATGTTATTAAAAGGTACAGCAAAAGTAGCAAGCAACCCCGGTAGTGTAAGTGTAGGAGCACCATTATATTTATTTTCAGCTGGGAGAGCAAATAAAGAATTTGCATATTCCTCAGGAGAAATAGCTAGAATAGTAGGATACTATTTAAAATCAGATGGAACAATTTTATTTGATCCTGACAAAACATGGGTAGTTGTAAGTTAATAAAAAATTAAGATTATGGCAGATTATACACTTGAAGAATTACAACAAATGCTTGCTGAAAAGCAAGAAGAAGAAGCAATAGCTAATGATACACCAACTGCTTTTGAAATATATGAAAGAAGTATTGTAGAAGCTAGTGATTATGAAGAAATCTACATTTATTATACAGGTTCTTTTAATACTAAATTAGGTTATATTGCAAAATCTCAAACAGAAGATAAAAAAATAGTATGGCAAACTTACTATATAAATGAAATGAGAAATGGAAAGTTAGTAGGAAGAAGTCCTCAAAATAGAGTTTCAACAACTGGCTCTTATAATAGTGTTATACCTAATCCTACTCTACAAATTATAGGTTCACGTGAAGTTGACACAACAGTAATGAAAGGATAATTATGGCAGTATATTATGTAAGTAAATATGGAGATGATAATAATAATGGAAGTTTAAACCTACCATTTTTAACTATAGATTATGCAGATACTCAAATATCAGCTGGTGATACAATTTATATAGCTCCAGGAATATATAGAGAAAAAGTTCAATTCTCAGTAGGAGGTGCAGCAGGTAATCATGTTAGATGGATAGGAGACCCAGATTTAAATCAATTTTCACAAGCCAACCTACCAGCAGGTTCTGCATCTTATGAAAAAGGTGTAATTAGAGTTACGTCAGCTAATGAAAATGAACAATATGATGGTGATGCTAATTGCTATGCTCTTTATACTTATACTAAAACTTACATAGAATTTCACAACATTCATGCTGATGGTGGAGGATCAAAAACAGGAACAAATTCAGCAAGAAACTCTTATTCTTTTAGAGGATATAATGACGTATATGATATATATGCTTTTAATTGTTTAGCTCAAGGATCATCACATGGTTTTTATAGAATATCTACGGCTAATTGTTTGGCTATATCTTGTGGAGCGTATGGTTTTTATCAAGGTGAAAAACAGGTAAATTCAATAGCAATAGGAGGATATTCTGGTTTTTACCAAAGTGATCTTTGTGTAGATTGTATAGCTATTGGTGGAGGAGTAGGAGGTTTTTGGAATGTAGATAAAATGGTTAATTGTGCAACAATTGGAGGAGCTGTAGGTTTTAGATGTTATGATCAAAATGATTATGTCTACGATAGTATAGCAATAGGGGCATCAACAGGATTCCAATCTTCATTTAATACACAAGCTCAAGGAACAGTAATAAGTGGAAGTTTTGCCCAAGGGAATTATGGTATAACATATAGAGGAAATATATCAAATTTTAGATGGGGAGCAGGAAATTATAGATTTGTATCTAACACTAATGGTTATCCTTATGGTTGGGATGGTAGTGCTCCTGGTTTTCAAAATATATCAACTGGAGATGTAGGGTTATTATGGTCTTATAATAAATTAATTGATATAGCAGAAGTATTAAAACCTACACTTTTAAATAAAATGGTACGAGGAGCATCAGATTCTAACCATGATAGTGATAGAGCACAGCAAGATTCTTCACTTGAAGGACCCTATACTGATTATGAATTACAAGATATAGCAAATTCCCCAAGATTATTAGGTGAAAGAACAGCAAGTTTTCATTTAAATGATAATGGATTATCTAAAAGAGACTTAGGTCCTTGGGAATTTTCAACTACAGAAATAACTAGTTCTATTAATTTTTCAGCTGTTTCTCAAAGCACACCAGGATTTAGAATTTTAGGAGAAGGAATAAAATATTTTAAAATAGGTCAACCTTCAGGAAGTGCTATAACAGCAAGCGTTAATGTTTATTATACTTCAAGTGCAACAATGAAACCATCAATTTCATTTAAGTATTTTAAGACAATGCCATCTTCATCAACATATAATGGTAATCTTTTTGCATATTCAACAGGTTCCCAATTAGATATACAAACAACAATAGCAACAGCTAATCAAAATACGTGGACTAATGTAGCAGTTTCTGCAAGTCCATCATCAAATGATCAAGTTTTACAACTTCAATTATATGCTAGATCAACAGGTTCAGCAACAGCTTCATTTAGTGATATATTAATACAATGATAATAAAAAACGGCGAAATATTTGGTATAAGTATTAAAAAAAATACTAATAGACAATCTAAAATAATTGTTAAAAATGGTGATATAACAGGGTTAATAGGATTTGAAAAAACACCAGTTATAGCTCCATCAGGATATGCAAATACAATAATAGGGGTTAATATAAGTAGTATTATAAATGTAGCAACAGCAAATGTTTCTAACGTTATAGGAGTTTAAAAATTAAAATATGGCACAAGTAGATTTACTAATAAGTGGTGTAATTTCTGAAAATACGGCAACTCCTGCTTCTAATATGGAAAGTGATGATGGTAATACATGTAATTTTTTAAATACACAAATAGCACTAGTAAGTTTAGATGATATGCCTTCAAATGTAGATGCAATAACATCAGCAACAATACATATTCAAGGTAATATATCACCTACTAAAACAATTGCAAATGTAGATTTAAAATTACTAACCTCGGGTGGTACAATGTTACGAGAAGATGCATTTAATGTTGATGCACCAACTGCTGTTAATTATACATCTGATACATGGACTACTTATATAGATGGTGGAGCAACTTCAACATGGGATACCACAGTTGTAAATGATATGAGATTGCAAGTTAAACACGCTGGTAATATATCAGGAACACCTACTTTTTTAGCTGATTTTGCATTTGTAAGAATTGTTTATACTGAAACAGCTATCCCACCTACTGTAAAATTAACATCAGGTAAGGTTATTATAACAAATGGTAAAGTATCTGTATAATAAAGGCATCTAAAATCTTTTTTTTCATATTTATAATAAAATAATTGACTTATGGCTAAAATCCCAATTTTTCCTGGATCATCATCATTCTTTCCTGGGGATACTCCTTTTGGTTTTTATGATAATGAAGTAGAATTTCAAAAAGATGCTGATAAAATAACTGTTTTTTGTGCTAGAAGATTAGGATATCCTATTATGGATGTTGAATTGCAAGATTTAAATTTCTACACAGCATTTGAAGAAGCAGTAACAACATATGGTAATGAATTATATGCTTATAAAGTAAGAGAAGATTATTTATCTTTGGAGGGTTCAACAACAGGTTCAACTAATAAATTTGGAGAAAAAACAAATATAAATCATTCTTTAATAAGACCTAATTTTGGTCCTATTGTAAGATATAGTGAACAATATGGAGAAGAAGCAGGAACAGGAGGAAACACAACATGGCATACAGGATCTATTGGTTTAATTAAAAATAAACAAGTTTATGATTTAACTGAATGGGCTGTTAGTCAATCAATAAATGAAGGTGATCTTGAAATTAAAAGAATATTTTATGAAACTCCTCCTGCAATAGTAAAATATTTTGACCCATATGCAGGAACAGGAACAGGAATGATTAATTTAATGGACACTTTTGGTTGGGGTAATTACTCACCTGCAATTAATTTCTTATTAATGCCTGTTAGTTTTGATATGCAAAAAATCCAAGCTATTGAATTTAATGACCAAGTTAGAAAATCACAATATTCATTTGAATTAGTAAATAATCAGTTAAGGATATTTCCAATACCACAATCATCTACAACATTATATTTTCAATATATTAAAAAATCAGAAAGAAATAATCCTACATCAATATCAAGTTCAGGAGTAATTACTAATGTATCAAATGTTCCTTATGATAATCCAACATATACTCAAATTAATTCTATAGGAAGACAATGGATTTTTGAATATACGTTAGCATTAGCAAAAGAAATGTTAGGGTATGTAAGAGGAAAATACTCACAAGTCCCAATACCAGGAGCAGAAGTAACCTTAAATCAAGGTGACTTAGTATCAGCAGGAACAGCAGAAAAAACAGCATTAATTGAAAGATTAAGAGCTTATTTTGATGAAACTTCTCGTGATAAATTAATGGAAAGAAGAGCATTAGAAACAGAAAATAGAATAAAAGAATTAAACGCGGTACCATACCCAATTTATATAGGATAATATGGCTTTATTTGGAGGTGAAAGAGATATAAGTTTATTTAGAAGTATAAACAGAGAATTAATGGGTGATATTATTACCCAACAATGTGCTCTTTATAAATTTAAAATAGAAGAAACTAAAGTAAATATTTATGGTGAAGCAGCTGAAGAAAAATATTATATGGGTCCTGTCTTATTTAATGTATTAATAGAAAGATCAGACCAAGATTTCCCAGACTCAGATCAAGGAGTTGAATTTGCACAAGGTATTACATTTAAATTTTTAAGGGATGATCTAGTTGACGCAAATACAGTACCTGAAGTAGGTGATATTATTTTATATGAAGAAGGATACCATGAAGTAGATTCAATTGTAAGTAATCAATTATTTGTAGGTAAAGATCCAAGATATCCTAATAAACCAAATCCATATGAAAATGATTTAGATAAATATGGGTATGATGTTTCAATTATTTGTAAAACACATTCAGTACCATCAGATAAAGTAGGTATAACTAGAGAAAGATTAGCATAATGGCACCAGAATCATCAAGAGGAAGAAAAGTAACACCAAAATCACAAAGAAAAATAAGTGAAGGATTACAAACTCCTAAATCCAACCCAAGAACGGGAATTCAAGGATCAAATCCAAATAACGCAGTACAAGACATTTCAAGCAGAAGCAATCAAATTTCATTTAAAGGAGACTCAGTAAAACCATTTAGTATTGGTTTACAAGATATAGATGGTTCTATATTTTATTATTTTGAAAATGTTATAAAACCATCAGTAATGCAGAATGGTCAAAGAATAAATGTACCTGTAGTTTATGGTAATGCTGAAAGATGGAAACAAATGCAGAAAGATGGATATTATAGAGATAAAAAAGGGCAAATAATGATGCCTTTAATTACTTTTAAAAGAAATAGTATTGAAAAAATTAGAAATTTAGCTAATAAATTAGATGCTAACTTCCCAAATAATTATAATGTTTTTACAAAAAAATATAGTAAAAATAATGTTTATGATAAATTTAATATTTTAAATAATAGAAGACCAACAGAAGAAAAATATGCAGTAGTAGTACCTGATTATGTTACTTTATCATATGATGTTATAATTTCTACATATTATGTAGAACAAATGAATGGTATAGTAGAAGCTATTAATTATGCATCAGATTCATATTGGGGGGATCCTGAAAGATTTAAATTTAGAGCAAGAATAGATTCATTTACTACAAATGTAGAATTACCAGCGGGGGCAGAAAGAGTAGTAAAAAGTACTTTTAGTATAAAAATGTATGGATATATAGTACCTAACATACTTCAAAAAGATTTAAATTCTATTAATAAGTTTAATACTAAAGCTAGATTAATTTTTAATCCTGAAGTAACAGAAAATTTATCAGAAACATTACCCCCAAAAATAGATAGATTTAAAATTAACCATGGTGGATTTACCTCTTTTACAGACCCACCAACAACTCGAAAACCAAGAGGGTTATAAAACATTTTTAATAAAAGTATGTATATTTATAATAGTATTTCACAAATAAATTAGAATAAAATAAAATGGCAGATATTTTACTTTCTCCCGGAGTCGCAACAAGAGAATTCGATAAATCACAATTAACAAAACAACCAATTCAATATGGTGGTGCTATAATAGGTCCTACAGTAAAAGGTATAAAAAATATACCTAAATTAGTAACCAATTATTCTGAGTATCAAGCTCATTTTGGTGGTGCCTTTACAAGTGGATCTTTTGATTACACATATTTTACATCAATTTCAGCATATAACTACTTCCAAAATGGAGGAAGATCTTTGTTAGTAACAAGGGTCTCAGATAAAGCATTTTCAGAAGCAACATCAACACGAATTCAAAGTGGAGATAAGTCATTATTATCAACAGCATCATTATATTCAGGGGGTTTAGACATTCAACCTTTCTTTACAGAAGCAACAACACATACATCAGCTTCATTTACATTAAATGGAATAGAATTTAAATTAACTAGTAGTACAACAGCTCAGGATTGGGCTACAGAAAACACATCTACACAAATAATAGTTCCAATAAAATCAACAGTTCCTTTAACAGCTTATGAATTTTCAACTTTTTTAAATGCAAGTCAATCTGTTTCTACTTACTCAATTTTAAATGGATTAACAGCTAGTCAAGCTGGTGATTGGTTAAATATAACGTCTACATTAACAGGAAGTAATTATGGTTTTTATGGTAATTCAAGCTATATTACATCTCAAAGCGCAACACAATATTTTATATCTGGTTCAAGTAGAGCTTCTTTTGAATTAGAAACATTAGGCCAAGGAGAAATAATGAATAATGATAATACTACTTTAGGTAATTATCCTGATGGTACTTATTTTGCTAATACCATAGGCATCACAACACCATCAGCTCAAAATCCTTTAGGTGCCCAAAATTCTTTAGTAAGTGGCTCAAAAGATAATTTAAGATGGGAAATTACAAATCCTGATGTTAAAAAAGGAGTATTTAGTGTTGTTATTAGACAAGGTAATGATAAACAAAAAGCAAAAACAATATTAGAAACATTTGCTAATGTTTCATTAGATCCTAAAGCTTCAAATTACATTGAAAGAATAATAGGTAATCAAAAACATACTTTGATGGGATCTGGGGCAAATGTTTATTTACAAGTAACGGGTAGTTACAAAAATGCATCAGATTATGTAAGAGTTAAAAAAGTATACATGAAAACTCCTGACTATCTTGATAGTGATGGGGTAGCAAAAACAAAATACACAGCATCCATACCAATAGCTCAAAGTGGGGCATTTGGGGGTGCAACAGGACGTTTATTTACAGAAGGAGCAACAGCTAAATATTATAATAACATTACTAATACTAACACTCAAGGTATAACAGCAGCTAGTTACACAGATGCTATAAATTTATTAGCTAACCAAGATGACTATAAGTATAATCTAATAACAACACCTGGTTTAATTAAATCAGAAACAGCTCACTCTACAGTATTAAATACTTTACTTTCAAATACAAAAGAAAGAGGAGATACAATGGCTTTAATAGACCCTGTATTATACAACTCAACAATGGCATCAGCAATTACACAAGCTGAAAGTGTAAATTCATCATACGCTGCTATGTATTGGCCTTGGTTACAAGTAACAGATCCTGACACAGGACAATTAGTTTGGGTACCAGCATCAGTAATGGTTCCTGGAGCTTATGCTTATAATGATAAAATAGGTCAACCTTGGACAGCACCAGCAGGTAAAAAAAGAGGAAAATTAGGATCTGTTAGACAAACAGAAAGAAAGTTAACTAATGCTAATAGAGATACTTTGTATGTAGGTAAAGTTAATCCAATAGCAACATTCCCCGCAGCAGGGGTAGTTGTGTTTGGACAAAAAACATTACAAACTAAATCATCAGCACTTGATAGAATAAATGTTAGAAGATTATTAATTGCACTTAAAAGTTTTATATCTCAAGTAGCGGATACATTAGTATTTGAACAGAATTCAATCCCAACTAGAAATTCATTTTTATCAAAAGTAAATCCATATTTAGAATTTGTAAAGCAAAAACAGGGATTATATTCATATAAGTTAGTGATGGATGAAAGTAATAATACAGCAGATGTGATTGATAGAAATCAGATGGTAGGACAAATATTTATTCAACCAACAAAAACAGCAGAATTTATTTATTTAGATTTTAATATATTACCAACGGGAGCAACATTCCCATCATAAAAATAAAAAAATGGAAACAAAAGTTTTAACAAAAGAAGAATTAAAAGAATTAAAAGAATTAAAAACAAAATTTATAGAGTTAACAAATTCAATTGGAGAAATAGAAATTCACATAATGAGTTTAAAAAATAGAAAAAAAACATTAAGTGATGAAATTGAAAAATTAAATGAAGGAGAAACAGCTTTAGCTAAAAGATTACAAGATAAATATGGTCAGGGTACTATTTCTCTAGAAACAGGTGAAATTTCCTTAACTAATTAAATTTTTAGAAAAAAATAATATATTTATCATAAAAACATAACATAAAATGGCAGAAACTTTAATATCACCGGGTGTATTAGCAAGAGAAAATGATCAATCCCAAATAACGGCTCAACCAGTTCAAGCAGGTGCTGCTATAATAGGTCCTACAGTAAAAGGCCAAAAATATATTCCAAAATTAGTAACTAGTTATTCTGAATATTTAGCAAATTTTGGAAGTACTTTTATTAGTGGATCAGATCAATTTTCTTTCTTTACATCAATATCAGCATATAATTACTTCCAAAATGGAGGAGCTTCATTATTAGTAACAAGAGTTAATTCAGGTTCATTTACAGCTGCTACTAGTTCGTTTATTAGTGGTAGTTCAGGAAGTCAAAATATATTTCTACTAGAAACTCTAGGTCAAGGAACATTATTAAATAATGATGATGGTACTTATGTATCTTCAACAGCGGGAACAGTTAATGGTTCTCCTACAACAACAGGTTCAAATAATACACTATCAAGTGGATCAGCAGACAATGTAAGATGGGAAATAGCTAATCCAAGTATTAATAATGGAGTATTTAGTGTTATTATTAGACGAGGTGATGATACTAAAGAATCTCCTACAGTATTAGAAACATTTGCTAATGTTTCATTAGATCCTAAAGCTTCAAATTACATTGAAAGAATAATAGGTAATCAAAAGAAAGAAAAAAGAGGAAGTGGAACTGATATATATCTTCAAACAACAGGTAGTTATAGAAATGCTTCAAATTATGTAAGAGTTAAGGAGGTAAAAGTTAAAACACCTGATTATTTTAATAATGCAGGAACTCCAAAAGCAAAATATACAGCATCAATACCATTAGCTCAAAGTGGAGCGTTTGGTGCAGCATCAGGAGATATATTTTATGCTGGGGTACAAGCTAGATTTTATGATCAAATAACAGCAACAAATACACAAGGACAAAATGCAACAGATTATTATGATGCTGTTAATTTGTTAGCAAATAGAGATGACTTTAGATATAATTTAATATCAGCACCTGGATTAGTACATTCCTTCTCAACAGTACCAGCAGGAGGATATAGCCATGCTACTATTTTAAATACTTTAATTTCAAATACAGAAAATAGAGGAGATAATATAGTAGTACTTGATGTTTCAGGTTATAATTCATCAGTAGCAGCTACAGTAACAAATGCTTCATCTATTGATTCTTCATATGCTGCAACATATTGGCCTTGGTTACAAATAAGTGAACCAGATACAGGACAATTAGTTTGGGTACCAGCTTCAACAATGATACCAGGAGTTTATGCTTACAATGATAATGCTGGAGAAGCTTGGTTTGCACCCGCAGGTATCAATAGAGGTGGATTAGGAACAGTCCAAATGGCAGAAAGAAAATTAACTCAGAAAAATAGAGATAGTTTATATGTAGGTAAAGTTAATCCAATAGCAACATTCCCAGGAAGTGGTGTTGTAGTATTTGGACAGAAAACTTTACAAACAAAAGCAAGTGCTTTAGATAGAGTAAATGTTAGAAGATTATTAATAACATTAAAGAATTTTATTTCGCAAATAGCTGACACATTAGTATTTGAACAAAATACATCAGCAACAAGAAATCAATTTTTATCACAGGTAAATCCATATTTAGAAAGTGTACAACAAAGACAAGGATTGTATGCATTTAAAGTAGTAATGGATGAAAGTAATAATACAGCAGATGTAATAGATAGAAACCAATTAATAGGTGCTATTTATTTACAACCTACTAAAACAGCTGAATTTATTTACTTAGATTTCAATATTTTACCAACAGGAGCAACATTCCCGGCATAAAAGTTGAAAAGATTAATATTTATAAATGATAACAAAATAAAAATAAAATAAAAATGGCAGTATTAGACCCAAATGAAATATTTTTTACGGCGTTTGAACCCAAACAAGCAAATAGATTTATTCTATATGTAGATGGAATACCTTCTTATGTTATTAAAGGTGTAAGTGGTATGGGTTTTTCTCAAGAAGAAATCGTATTAAATCATATCAATGTTTATAGAAAAATAAAAGGTAAATTAAGATGGAATGATTTAACCTTAACATTATTTGATCCAATTACACCATCAGGTGCACAAGCTGTAATGGAATGGACAAGATTACACCATGAATCTGTTACAGGTAGAGATGGTTACTCAGATTTTTACAAGAAAGATTTAACTATTGATGTTTTAGGACCAGTAGGAGATATCGTATCTGAGTGGATTGTTAAAGGGGCATTCATAAAATCATCAACATTTGGCGATTACAATTGGGATGAAGATACAACTGCCATAAATTTATCTATTGTAATTGGAATGGATTACTGTATATTAAATTTCTAAATATACTTTTTTATATTATTTTTAAATAGAGCTTGGCTTTCGTCAAGCTCTTTTGTATTATATATATTTATACACATAAAATAAAGTTATTAACAAATAAAAACTATGGATACAGCTAAATTTAAATTCCCTACAGAAATAGTAGAATTACCCAGTAAAGGATTAATATATCCTGAAGAAAATCCTCTTTCAAAAGGAGAAGTAGAAATGAAATATATGACTGCTAAAGAAGAAGATATTTTAACTAATCAAAATTACATTAAAGACGGAAGTGTTTTAGATAGATTATTACAAGCACTTATAGTTACACCTGGTGTTAATTATGATGACTTAATAGTAGGAGATAAAAATGCAATTATGGTCGCAGCAAGAATATTAGGTTATGGAAAAGATTATAATTTTAAATATGGTGATAAAGAAGTAACAGTTGATTTATCAAAAATTGAATCTAGATACTTAAATGAAGAACATTTAGAACAAAAAGGTGTAAATAATTTTTCATTTAAATTACCTACAACTGAAGCTAAAGTTACATATAAACTTTTAACAGGTAAAGATGATAAAGCAATTAAACAAGAAATTAAAGGTTTACAAAAAATAAACAAAAATGCATCCCCAGAATTATCAACAAGATGGAAATATATGCTTACATCAATTGATGGTAATGGAGATAAAAAAGCAATTAGAGAATTTGTAGATACTTATTTTTTAGCTCGAGATTCTAAAGCCCTTAGAGATCATTTAACTGCAACTCAACCTAACATAGACTTAACATTTACTCCTGAAGATTCAGAAAAAGAAGTAAGCATCCCAATTGGAGCAAATTTTTTCTGGCCCGACATTTAGTTGGGCAGTATCGAAAACAATTATTTGAATCTATCCACGATATAGTTTACCATGGAGGTGGTGGATTTACTTGGTATGATGTATATTCAATGCCTATATGGTTAAGAAAATTAACATATACTCGGATAAGAGATGCTAAAGAAGAAGAAGCAGAAGCTTACAAAAATGCAGGTAATAAGTCAAAAGGAAAAGGTAGAAATAAAAGTACTACTAATATAGACTTGGCTAATATGGCAGATAAAAAGAAAATGCCAAAAAGACCACATTATGTATCTAAATCTTCGATGAAAAAACGTTAATATTTAATATTTATAACCAAAACATTAAATGTTAGATCCTAAAAAAGCAAAACAATACGCAGATAATATGGAGAGAGCGGCAAAAGCCGCAAAACAACTCCAAGGAACATTTGGTTCAACAAAATCTGATGTTGACGATATGTTTAGTGGCCTACAGTCTATAACAGATGAAATAACAGGTCAAGCTCAGGGATATAGTTTAGCAAAAAAAGCAGTAACTAATTTATCTGGAATTTTAGGAAAAGTTAAAGATGCTACAGATGATATTTCTCAAACTAGTTCTAAAGATCTAAAGACACTTCTTCAAAAAGCACAAGCTGAAAAGAAAAATTTAATAGAATCTCAAAGATTACTTTCTTCAAAAGCAGATATGGGAAAAGCTTCCCAAAAAGAATTAATTACATTAGAAAATATAACAGGTATTTTAGGTAAAACTGATGGATTATTTGGCCAGATAACAGCTTCTATAGGTAAAGCTGCAAAGAATGAAAAAATGCTAGAACAATCAACAGGGTTGTTAGGTGATGCCGCAGGTGCAGTTGATGGTATTTTTAGAAAAATGGGTGGTGGGAAATTAGCAGATAGAATGGGTATGAAAGATGCGTTAAAAAGTACCCAAGATATGGTAAAAGGCGCAGGTGGAGGTGTTAGTAAATTTAAGTCTATGTCTCACTTTGCTAAAGGATTAGGTAAAAACCTACTTAAATCATTTGGTTGGGTAGGAGCGATACTGGCTTTAGTTCAAAAATTAGTAGAAGCATTTAAATTCCTTGATGGAGCAGGAGCAGAAATAGCTAAAAACTTTGGTATATCAGCAGCAGAAGGTAGAGAAGTTGCTAAACAAGCAAGACTACAAGCAGTAGAATATGGTAATGTTTTAGTAACTCAAAAAGACTTTATAAAGGGACAAACATCCCTTAATTCACTTTTAGGAACATCAGTTAACTTTACATCACAAATGGCAGGAGAAACTGCTGAAATAGCAAAATACTCAGGTCTTAGTGCTGATGCTCAAAAGTTTTTTGCTCAACAAATGATTATAACGGGTAAATCTCAAAAATCTCTACTTAATGATATTTCTCTCCAAACAATGGAGTTAAACCATCAAACAGGATTAAATTTAAGTTTTAAAGAAGTCCAAGAAGGAATAGCAAGTTCATCAAAAGCTACTTTATTAACTATGAAAGCCCAAGGCCAATCAATGGCTAATATGGTATTTCAACAAAAAATGTTAGGAGCTTCTCAACAACAATTAGAAAGTATAGGAGGAAATTTACTTGATTTTCAATCATCTATAGAAGCAGAAATGAAAGCTGAGTTATTAACAGGAAAACAACTTAATTTAGAAAAAGCAAGACAATATGCTTTAGAAGGAAAGATAGGAAAATTAGCAGAAGAAATAAGAAAAGAAATAGGGACAGCTGCTGAATTTGGTGAAATGAATGTTATTCAACAACAAGCATTAGCAGCATCATTAGGTATGTCACGTGAAGAAATGTCAGAAATGTTGTATGCTCAAGAACAAGCAGAAGCATTAGCAGAAGCTTTTAAGGGACACACAGATGAAAATGGTGAGGCAATTACTACAATGTCTCAAGCTCAAGCAAAATATAATGCTTTAAGAGCAGAGGGACTATCAGCTGAAGCAGCAGCAAAAGAATTGGGGGATGAAGCATTAGCAAATCAATTAGAATCAGCAAGTATACAAGATAGAATGGCAGCTATAACAGAGCAAATGCAGTCATTATTTGTAGCTATGGTAGAACCTTTAATGCCAGCTTTTGAATATATAGCTAATTTATTGGGAGAAACTATAATGCCTATGATAAGAGAAATGCAACCAATTTTTGATGCTGTTGGACAAGTTTTATCAGGTATTATGAGACCCATATTTGCAGTAATAGGAGAAATAATAGATGCTTGGAATCAAGTATTTCAATCAATAAGTGATACTTTTAATGAAATATTTGGAACAGCAGAAGGCACAGCAGACGTATTTGGAACTATTGGTGAAATTATTGGGTGGGCTATTAAACGACCATTAGAATTTGTTTTAAATAATGTCTTAAATTATATACTACCAGTAGTAGAATCTATTGGAAAAATGTTTAAAGGAGTTGGAAAAATTTTAAATGGTGATATATTAGAAGGATTACAAATGATTGGAGAAGGTATTTTAGGATATATGATAGCACCTTTTAATGCAGTTATAAATGGTATTATAACAGGTATAAACTGGTTAATTGAAGGAATTAATTTCTTCTTAGATCCTTTAGGATGGGGAATTGGATTAATTCCAAGTGTTGATTTAGCAGGAATGGTTGGATTAGCTGAGGGTGGTATAGTTGATACACCTACAACAGCCTTAATTGGTGAAGGAGGAGAACCTGAAGCTGTTATACCATTAAGTAAAGCAGGAGAAATGGGATTTGGGGGAGACCCAAAATTTATGGCGGCAATAATAGGATTATTAAAAAAGATAGCTGGAAAAGATACAAGCATTAGTATGAATGGAAGTAAAGTGGGAAAAATGCTATCTTTAGTAACTTCTAGAATGTAACAATATTTATAAATAAAATAAAAAATAAAATTATGTCAACATTATTACAAAAATTACAAACAGATGGATCTGGATTGTCATTTAATGGAAATGAACCAGACATTCCAAATTTTGAAGGATCAAAATTACATGATACATATTCTATTACAGGTGAACCTGAAGTATTAGGAATGCCTGAACCATCATTTTTAGATATGGATAATACTAGTGTAAGTCCTAATGGAGCAATGGGTTTTTTACCTTTAACTTTATCGTTAATGCAAGGCCCTAACACAGCACCCTCAAATGTAGAAGGTATAACAGGTTTATCTTACACACCAGGCACATTTATATCGGGTCTTTCATTTGATAATACTGAAGAATTAGGTACTTTTGATTTAGGAGAACAATAAAATTAATATATTATGCCAGACCCACAATTTGGAACATTATATCAAATACTAGAAGGTGATGGTTCTCAATATAGTACTTTATTAGAACCTGTAGGAATAGCTTTACCTATTCTAGAAATGCTTTATGTAAATCAAGGTGGATTACCAGCAATGCCAACAGATCTTAATTTAGATTCGATTGAGATAAGTAATCATGGTAATTGGAATGGACAAATAAAATTTACGGGAACACCCTTACCATATACAGAACATGTAGAAGTAGAAGCAGCTAGTCCTGTTTCTAGATTAGAAGATATGATGTTAAATGATTCAACAACATCAAATCTTGGTATGATTTCACCTACGGAAGGTAGTTATATTGGGGGAGTAACGTTTGCAACACCTATATCAGGACAATATGAAGGAGGAGCATCTAGATTAGATGATTTAACACCTCCAATGCCTTGGACTGATTGGATAGCTAATAATCAACCTTTATAAAATTTTAGCGTATGCCTTTAATAGATTTTCAAACAAATTTAAAAGGATTAGGATTTGGAAGAGATATGCCTTATGGAGGTAGTAGTAAAGAACCTTTTATAAGAAAAGAAATCCCAAATCAAAGACCAGTAAAGTCAGGTCCTGATTTTATATTAAGAAATGGTTTTTTAGCACCTGTATCAGCTTTTACTGACGTAAAAAGATTAGCTAAATTTTTTGGAACAATGAGAGGAATACTTTTTGCTGTCAAGCAAAATGTATTATCTAGAACATCAGTACAAACACAAACATCTTGGGGTGCTGGAACTGTAGGAGGTCTTATAAATCAAGGAGTTTATACACCTCTAAGTACTTTAATGCAAGCAGGAACAGGATGGGCAGGCATACATTTAAATGAAAAAGGATTAGACCCTACAGGATTAATAAAAAAAATAGCATTAAAAGAATATTCACAAGTTATTAATCCTATAAATGAACAAAAAGCATGGAATAGATTAACTAGATTACAATTAAATTCATATAATGGTAGAGGATTAGGAGTAACAAATAAAGAATATTGGAACGGTAGAAAAGGCTTCCCAGTATCTGATGGTGCTTCTGAAGGAATATATAGAATTAAATATGGTGTTGATTTAGCTAGTCAATTATTATTTAAATATTCAGGAGGTCCTGGTGCTATTTTAGGAATTGGAAATACTAAAATTTTTAGATACAATGATTATTTTAATGCCATTAGGTCTACAATGGGTCATGGGGTTATACCTAAAAACTTAATGGATCAATATGTTTTGAATTGGCATGCTACTTATTTTTGGAAAAGAGGAATAAGTGGTCATGATTTTCCTACAGATTTTAGAAAAAATATATTAAAACAACGTAATTTAGATAAATATGAACATGGAGATGCAACAGATGATGTAGTTGTTACTAACGATCAAGTAATATCAAAATCCCCAGGTTATAGAACTAAAAACAGACATGTTCGTACAAATTTAGGGGATCCAGGAAGTAAAAATAATATAACTTATGGATTAACAAAGAATGTATATGATTATGGTTATACAGCTTCTTTGATGAACGCCTTAGATAAAATAACAGCACAACCCATGTATACAGGTTCTGCTGTTGATAATACAAAAGCAGTTAATGATTTAGTACAATTTAGAATAGCTGCTATATTTAATGATGAAACAGATACAACGGGGAAAAATGCGGTTTATATGCATTTTAGAGCGTATTTAGATGATTTTTCAGATAATTACACAGCTACGTGGAATCCTATAACTTATGTTGGTAGAGCAGAGCAATTGTATAATTATAGTGCATTTGAAAGAACAATGGATATCGGATTTACAGTGCATGCAACTTCAAAAGCAGAATTAGTTCCAATGTATAGAAAATTAAATTATTTAGCTTCAACTTTAGCACCAGATTATGGAGATAATGGATTTATGAAAGGTAATATGCATAGAATAACAGTTGGAGGTTATTTATATGAAGTTCCTGGTATTATACAAAATTTATCATATAACATTAGTATGGAGAGTGGGTGGGAAATAGCTATAGATGCTGATGGAAATAAAGACTCATCTGTAGCAGAACTTCCTCATGGTATAGTAGTAAAAATGCAATTTACCCCAGTTCATGAATTCTTAGTAGAAAGAAATAAAAACTTCCAAAAACCATCAGCAAGATTTATTAGCTTACAAAGTGGAGATGGTGGATTAAAAGATTCATTATATGCTAAATTTGGAAGTTATAAACAATATGCAGCTCAACAAGAGTTTGCTGAAGATGATTTAAATGAAGAAGAAATAGTAGATAATAACCCAGTAGAACCTGTAACACCAGAAGAAGAAGAGTGGGATGACTTTAATGATTGGGATGATGGAGAATTTGAAGAAGAATGGGAGGACATACCACCAATTGATTAAAATAAAATAATATGCCAACAAATAGTAGATATTCAGATTTAACTCCTTTAACAACTCTAACAGATCAGTTTAGAAATAAAGGAACTAATTATCTTCCTGTAGTTAAATATCCTGAAATTCAAAAAAAAGATACTGATGTGTATATAATAACAGAATGGGGAGATCGACTTGATAATTTAGCTCATCAATTTTATAATGACATTAAATTGTATTGGATAATTGTAGCAGCTAATCCAAATAAATTAAATTTTGGTTCATATTTTCCACCTGTAGGGGCTCAACTTAGATTACCCCAAGACATTACAGATATAAAAGATTCATACAATGAATTAAATCAAATAATATAAAATAAAGTTATGAGTAATATAATAGGAGAAGCTTTTAGTGAGTATGTAACAAAACAGATTCAAGCAAGACAAAAATCTTTATCTAAAATACAACCTACACAAGCTGATTTAAAATATAGAACAACTAAAGCTCCATGGATTCGATTAGCTAGTGCTGTGGATTTAGTAGGAACAAGAAAAGGAACAGCGTATAATAAGTTAAGAGCAATACTACCTGAAGAAACATTAAAATCTGATTTTGCAGGTTCTAGTTTAGCAAGAAATTTTGTTCTTCAAGGAACTCCTTTACAATATTTTAAAAAAGGTGATCCTGTTCCTGGAAGTCCTTCAGAAACATTTGAAAAAAATACTTGGCAAAAACCTGCTGGTGGGCTAGTTCAGGGAAATAATATATTTAATGGAACTTATGGTTGGGGAGGAATAAAAGAAAGAGGTTATGTACCTCCACCAGGCATTACTAATGCTTCTATAGATTATTTTAGTGATGGTGCTTTAACAAAAACAACAGTAAATATAAAATGTTATTCAACTTTACAATTTTCAATAATTGATATATTATTTTTAAGACCTGGTTATACATCTTTGTTAGAATGGGGATGGTCATCTTATTTAAATAATGATGGGGGATTTGAAACAAAAGATATGATTAACACTAAAGCTTTTAATTATTTATTTAACCCCAAAACAACATCAGGACAATATGGTCAATATGCTATAGGAGCTAAAATTGAAGCAAGTAGAAAATTAATGTATGGTAATTATGATGCTGTATATGGAAAAGTATCTAAATTTAGTTGGACATTTAACCCTGATGGAAGTTATGATATTATAATGGAAATGATTGGAATGGGTAGTGTAATTCAAGGTTTAAAGATGAATGTAGCTGCTCCAACTGAAGAAAATGAACAAGAAGAGGATAAAGAAAATCCTGCAACACCCTTAATGACCTCTAAAAATTTAACATTTCTTAATAAATATATTTATGATTTAGCAGCATCATTACATAAACATGCTATTAAAGAAGCTAAAGATGGAAAAGATTCGGAGGGTTATGCATGGTCATCATCTTGGGATTTATATCTTAATGATTGTTACTATGATGGAAATCCTAAAGGTACAAAACTTAGGGTACCTAATGGGGCAGGAATAGTATCATGCACTCATCCTAATAATGGAGTTAATAATGTAACAGAAGCAGGAAAGATATCAGGATTTCAATATTTTATGAAATTAGGAGCTTTATTAGCTTTTATAGAAGGTAAATGTGGTGCGTTTACTACTACATCAAAAGGAAAAGTACCTTTAATAGCATTTGACTTTAAATATGAGGGAATGCATTGTGCCTCAAAAGATGATGAAGAAGATGGAATACCTAAAAAAGTAGGAGGAAATACCAAAGAAGGTAGTAGAAAAGGAAGAGGTAAAAATAAATTAATGAGAAGAGATAGAAATTATATGCTTTATATTCCTAATAATTTATCAGCAGATCCTAATGTTTGTATGGTAGATTGGAAAGCTATGAATATAGGAGGAATGGGTAAAGTTAAGTATCCATTTTCAGATGGTTATACTATTCAAAAAACATTCCTTAGTAAAACAAATTTTCTTATTAGCTCAGAACCATATTTAGGAAGAATGGCAAATGTAATGGTTAATTTAAATTATATATCTGAAAAATTAACTAATATGGATAGAAATGATGATGGTTCTATATCTATATTTGATTTTATTCAAGAAATATTAGATGGAATTTCAGAAGCAATGGGGAGTATAAATAGTTTTACAATGATGTATGATGAAGGTACAGGTAAAATTAAAATATATGATGATATACCCCCTACATATAAAACTAATATTGGAAAATTAGGAGATGAAATTTGCAAAATAAATACTTTTGGGTTAAAACCTGGAGTAGAAGGAAGTTTTGTTAAAGCAGTAAATTTAAATGCTGAATTAAGTGATGAATTTGCATCTATGATAGCTATTGGTGCCCAAGCTTCTGGTAATCAACTAAATGGTAATGCTACTTCTTTTTCAATGTATAATAAAGGATTAGAAGATAGAATGCTTCCCGATAAACTAGATTACCACACAGCAAATAAAGATGCAGATGATCCTGAAAAATCCCATGAAGAATTATTAGTTGAAAATTGGGATAATAATATAAATTTAGGTGCTGTCAATAATCAGATTAAAAATGGGACAAAAGCATTATTATCAAGAGTTTATGGTAGAGGTGGAGATGGTTATCAGTGGACTGATGATTATATAAAAGATTTTGTAAATCATATGACAACTCATGTTCAATTATTGCAAGGAATAATGACAGAAAATAAAAAGAAACTAGCAGCTCCTTTCTTTATACCTTTTAACTTACAATTAGATTTAGATGGAATATCTGGAATAAGAATGTATGAAAAATTTAAGATGAATGATAATATACTCCCTCCTTCATACACAAAAGGTGGAGTTGATATTATTGTAAAAGCAATAAATCATGCAATTGACCCTACAGGATGGACAACTAAATTAGAAACAATTTCTGTACCATCTCATGATGTTGAAGATGTAAAAAAACAAGAAGAAGAAGATAAAAAAGAAACTGAAAAAGAAAGAGAAAAAGTAGAAGAATTATATGAAGAAGAAGAATTAGAAACTTCAGAAGTCCCAACAGAAGGATCTGTTGAAGATGCTAAATTAAGAATGAGAGTAACACGGGTTATGGATGATGGAAGGCAAACATTGGGAGTAATGGAACTTATTGCTGAAGATGAAAAAACAACAGTCTTTCGTTTAGCTACTAATGAATTGCCTTGGTTAAATAATAAAAATGATGTAAGTTGTGTTCCACCTGGAAGATATTGGGTTAGAACTAGATATCATAGTAGTAATAAAAAACACGGTAAATGTTTTATTTTAATGGGAAGAGAATCAGATAATTGGGGTAAAAAAGATTCTACATGGAAAAATACTGGGGGTCTGTCTTCACCAGCAGCCGGAGATATACGATATGGTGGTTATAAAAGAAAATATATATTAATCCATAGATGTTTTTATGCTGTAGATTGGTTAAAAGGATGTATAGGTATGGGATTTGCTTTTAACACTCATCAACTAACAAGGGATAACCCAAAAGGAACAGCAACCCCAGAAGCAATTAACAATAGAGGACCAGATCAAGGTAAAATGCCTTCTAAATATTTAGAAAAAGGATATACAAAATCAGCAATGAAAGAGTCTCTTCAAGCTATGAGTATGATAAGAAGATTTTTTAATTGGGATGAAATACATGAAAAAAATAGTATTGGTTTCTTTTTAGATATAAGATTAGAAACATCTCCAGGAGTTTATTCAGATTCACCTGAGGGTTATAAAGGTGAAAAAAATAATGGTATTCCTAAAAAGTGGGTTAATTCTGAAGGCCCAAATTATCAATCTTTATATTTTAAAGATGATACCCAAAAGGATATGGCTGAAAAATATTTTAAAGATAACGATTTAGCTTACATAGCAGCGGGTACACAAGGGGATGATGTAAATAAATCAGGAACAAGATGGAACCCTAATGATATATAATTATGTATTATCCTAAATCTCAAATACAAACAAATATATACACAGATGGGACAGAACTTACTTATGCTGATGGCCCCCAAAAAGGTGTAGCTTATAGAGGTTATTATTATAAATTATCAAATGGAGAAATGTGGACAGGAAAAACTCCAGAAGATCCACCTAATGACAGATTAGAATTACCTCCAGTTACTCTCGATGAAAAATTCTCAGGAGAAACTTTAACTGTAAATTTGTGGTATAATTCTCAAGAAAGAATAGATGATGGGTGGGATGGACCTATTCCAGGGGATAATGGTGTTTATAATGGAGGAAATGAGTTTCAGCAAACAAATGTAATGAGTGATTATTTAAGTATAAGAGAAGGATATGATCCAGTTCTTACAACTCCAAACTATCCCCAACTCCCACAAGTTTTTGTAACTAAACCAACTGAAGATAATTATAAAAAAGGAAATTTCAAAAGATATTTTTGTGTAAAAACTAATGAAAATATATATAAAGAAATTTCAAAAGAAACTTATGATAAAATTCTCAATCGAGATCCTTCTATAATTTGGAGTTATTGGGAACCTTTTATGATAGATTGGGTATTAATAGGAAAGATAGGAGAAGTATATTCAACAAATCGTAATTTAACTGAATTATATCAAATAAGAAATAATAGAATAGGTTTTGACCGTTATTTAAAATTCGTATATAGTAATTACTTCAGATATGATGGAGAGTTAGATGATAGATATTACCCACAATCGGAAGAATTAGTTCCTACAGACTTACCCCCAGCTTATGGTTATCCACAAAACACACTTCAGAATTGTGGTAATTGTGTTTTTAATAAACAAAATCATTGTCAAAAATGGAAAAATGCAAGAATAAAAACAGATTATTGGTGTGCGTCATGGAGTAATGTTCACCCTGAAGAAAAAGCATCATCCCAAAGACGGGTCCCAGATTTTTCACCATCAAAAGAAGGAATTATAAGAGGTATACAAGCACGACAAGCTAAAAACACTTCTAATCAAGCTTATGGTAATAATGCATCAATGGAAGCTCCTGAATCACCAACACCAAGTAGGGGACAATCACGTTCTCCTGGAAGTACCTATTAAATTTGGATATTTAAAATATTTTTCGTATTTTAAAAATAAAAGTTATGTTTTGGTTAGTTGAAAATAAAGTTCAATTTGAGCAGTTTTCTAATGCTAATTATAAAGAAGTTTTTGTTGAAGTAATTCCTTATAATAGTAAAATACATCCTGTTCAAAATAATGTGTGTGCTGTCTACATTAGACCGTTAGTAACAACTAAAGGATTTATAATACCCATTTCCCATAGTGAAACAACTAATATTAATATAGACGGTATTATATTGTTATTATCAAAGATAAATACCATATATGTTAGAGATAAAAAAGAATTTTTACATTATTTTCCACTAAAAAATCTCTTTGACATAACACTCAATTCACCTCCGTATATACAAGAATTTACACAAACTCATGAAATATTTATGAGGAGATATCCTAATAAAAAAGATATTAATAGAATAATCCCTATTGTAAAACATTATGAGTATTGTGAAAATATATTTAATAATTTAAAAGAAAAAATAAATGAGCCAATCAACGAATTCTACAACAACAAATGCTCGGTGGTTTTCAACGCCGTGGAGAGAAGTGGATTACGAATTGATAGATCACAATTCGAACAGAATTTTCATAGTATCGATTCCGACTACACATACACACAATACAACTTCAAAACCCTCACAAAAAGACCATCAAATAAATTTAAAGGAGTAAATTATGCAGCACTTAACAAAGACAACAATTCTAGAAGAAGTTTTAACACTCGTAATGATATCCTTTGCGAGCTTGATATTGGCGCTTATCATCCTACTCTTTTGGGTAAGCTCATTCATTGGAAGTGGGATAAAAAAGATATTCATCAATCCTTTGCTGACATGTATGGAGTGGATTATCAAAAAGCAAAAGAACTGACATTTAAACAATTATATGGAGGAATATTTAAACAGTATAAAGACTTAGAGTTTTTTAAAAGAGTCCAAATATATACTGATGAGATGTGGTATAAATTTCAAAATGAAGGTTTTATAGAATGTCCTATTTCAAATCATCGATTTGAAAAAGATAAATTAGATAATATGAAGCCCCAAAAACTTTTAAATTATTTACTACAAAATTTGGAGACATCAGTTAATGTTTGTATAATGTATGACATATTTAGATTATTAAAAAATAAAAAAACTAAATTAATTTTATATACTTATGATTCATTTTTATTCGATGTGTGTAAAGAAGAAAAAGAAGTTTTAATAAAAATAAAAGAATTATTTAAACAGTATAAATTACAAATAAAAATAAGTTATGGAAACACCTACGATTTTAGATAAAACCCACAATATGTATAGTATAGACGATTTCGTTGACTTTACGAACCAAAACTTTGGAGATTTGAATAACAAGTTATTCTGTACTTTTACTACATTAGATGAATTAGAAACAATTTTAAATTCTATAACTAGCAGATATAATATAATGTATAATAAAATATTTGTTTTGCATATAAAAAGCAATGACGAATATGTTTGTACATATAATATAGACCAAGGTAATGTAAATAATTTACCAGATAGTACTATATTAGTTCATAGAAAAAAAGAAACAAATACGTTGTATACAATTAATGCTTTAAATGAATTAATAAAAAAGTTAAATGGAGGAGTAGTTGATACTAAATTTCCAATTACTTGGGAGCATTATAGAAATACAATACTATTAACTCAACATGATGAGTTAAAACAATTAAAAACAAAAATTCATAAGATTATTGAACTTTAGTTTGGTTATCTTAAGAATATTTTTTACATTAATAGAGTTATAAATTAAATAAAAAGTTATAAACATGGATTTACAAAAAATCAAAAACAAATTAAACTCCCTTCAAAATCAATCAAACTACAAAAAAGGTGAAGGTAAAAATTTATTTTGGAAACCCTCAGTTGGTAAACAAGTTGTTAGAGTAGTACCTAACAAATATAATAAAGATTTTCCTTTTACTGAAATGATGTTTTATTATGGTATAGGTAAGAGAGTTATGGCTTCTCCTCTAAATTGGAAAGAAAAAGATCCAATTCAAGAATTTTGCAAAAAATTACGAACAAGTAATGATAAGGAAAATTGGAGATTAGCTAAAAAATTAGATGCTAAAACTAGAATTTTTGCACCTGTTGTAGTAAGAGGTGAAGAATCTGAAGGTGTTAGATTGTGGCAATTTGGTAAAGAAGTTTATCAAGAATTTTTAAATATGGCTGCTGATGAAGAAATTGGTGATTACACTGATATTGCCCAAGGTAGAGATATTAAACTAACAACAGTAGGACCTGAAACTACAGGAACTCCTTACAATAAAACCTCAATTGGACCTTCATTGAAAACTTCTCCAATATCAAAAGATAAAGATGAAGTTAGTAAATTTTTAGAAGATCAACCTGATCCAATGAAAATTTTTAAACGTTATACTTTTGATGAAGTTAAAGAAGCATTACAAGAATTTTTAACTCCTGAAGATGAAGAAAAAGAAGGTGATATTATTAAAGAACCTGCTGTAGCATTTGATGGAGATACAAAATCTGGTAATTACTCACTTGATACAAATGTTAAAAAATCAAAGTCAGAGCAATTTGATGATTTATTTGATGAGAAAAATTCAAATACTTCTGATGCTGATCCTTTACCATTTTAATTAAGTAAGTATGTCGAGAAAAAAAAGATCATTAACGGCTGCAGCCTCTAAAGAAATTAAGGCAAATTTTAGTTTAAATTCTTTTAAAGAAAAAAAAGGTTTAAAACAAAATATTAAATTTAAGGATCAAGAATGGATCCCTTTATCCAAGGCATTCCAGGATGTAACATCAATTCCTGGAATTCCTATGGGTCATATTGTTCTTCTTAGAGGTCATTCCGATACAGGTAAAACAACAGGTTTAATTGAAGCTGCAGTGTCAGCTCAAAAAAGAGGTATACTACCTGTATTCATTATTACAGAAATGAAATGGAATTGGGAACATGCTCAACAAATGGGTATGGATATAAAAGAAATTCGTGATGAAAAAACAAATGAAGTTTTAAATTATGAAGGTCAATTTATCTACACAGATAGAGAAACTATTAATTCTATTGAAGACGTAGCTGCATTTATTTTAGATTTAATTGATGAACAAAAGAAGGGCAATTTACCTTATGATTTATTATTCTTATGGGATTCTATAGGATCAGTACCTTGCGAAATGTCATTAAAATCTAATAAAAATAATAATGAATGGAATGCAGGAGCTATGTCTACTCAATTTGGGAATAATGTTAATCAACGTATAACGCTGTCACGTAAAGAGTCATCTCCATATACTAATACTTTGTTATGTATTAATAAAGTATGGACTTTAAAACCAGAATCTCCAATGGGTAAACCTAAATTAATGAATAAAGGAGGTTATGCTATGTGGTTTGATTCAACATTTGTAGTTACATTTGGTAATATAATGTCTGCTGGAACATCTAAAATTAAAGCAATTAAAGATGGTAAACAAGTAGAATTTGCTAAACGTGTAAATATTCAAATTGATAAAAATCATATTAATGGTGTTACTACTAGAGGTAAAATTGTTATGACTCCTCATGGTTTTATTAATGACAATGATAGAGAATTAAAAGAATATAAAGAAGCTAGAAAAGATGATTGGGCTGCTATTTTAGGTGGTGGTGATTTTAGAGTAGTTGAAGAAGATCAAGCGTATTCTGACATAACATCTTTCGGAAAAGAACCCGAATAAATTTTGATTCCCCATTTTCTTTTCGTATATTCCCGTATAAAACTTAATATATGAAACAAAAAGAATTATTTAAACTTCTAGATAATATTACAGAAGAAGGAGAAATTATACAAACAGGAGAAAGAGTATTATTAATAGATGGTTTAAATTTATTTTTTAGAAATTTTGCTATGCTTAATATGGTAAATCCTCAAGGGGTTCATATTGGTGGGTTAGGTGGATTTTTTAGATCATTAGGAGCTTTAATAAGACAAATTAACCCAACTCAAGTTTATGTAGTATTTGATGGAGCAGGATCGGCCAATAATAGAAAAAATTTAATACCAGAATATAAATCAGGTAGAGATTTACAACGTATTACTAATTGGGAAGCATTTGATGATTTAGATGATGAACATGATGCTAAAGTAGATCAAATGGTCAGAATTATTCAATATTTAAAAGCATTGCCTGTTAAAACAATTACTATTGATAAAGTAGAAGCTGATGATATTATTGCTTACTTAAGTGAAGTAATTCCTCAAGGTCCTAAAGATAAAGCTTTTATTGTTTCATCTGATAAAGATTTTATACAATTAGTTAGTGAAAAAGTTATTGTGTATCGTCCTATTGAAAAAGAATATTATACTAAAGAAACTGTAGTTGAAAAGTTTAATATTTCTCCTGAAAATTTTATTTTATATAAAACATTACTAGGTGACAATTCAGATAAAATTAAAGGAGTAAAAGGATTAGGTAAAAAAGGTTTATTTAAAAAATTCCCAGAATTAGTAGAACGTAATTTAGTTTGGGATGATATTTTAGATATATGTGAATCAAAGATGAAAGAACATGTTGTTTATGCTAGAGTAATTCATGGTCAAGAAGAATTGGAAAAAAATTACTCTGTAATGGATTTAAGTAACCCAATGTTAAGTAAAGAAGAAAAAAATTATTTAAATAAGTTTGTTGAATCTAAAGAACTTCATTATCATCCCGACGAATTCATAGCAATGTACAATGAAGATCAATTAGGAGGGTTGATTAGAAATGTAGAGTTTTGGATAAAAGATGTTTTTGCAAATTTAGTTATTAAAAAATAAGTTATATGACCCTTACAAATTTAAATCAATATGGTAAACCTTTTCAAATAAAAGTTCTTTCTTCATTATTAACTCATAAAGGTTTTTTAACAAATATCCATGATATTTTAAGTGAAGAATATTGGGATAATCAAGCACATAAATGGGTTATAAAAAATATTTTAAAGTATTATGATAAGTATCATACAACCCCTTCAATGGAGATACTTAAAGTAGAATTACAAAAAATAGAAAATGAAGTACTTCAAATATCAGTTAAAGAACAATTAAAGGAAGCTTATAAAGCATCTGATGAGGATTTAAAATATGTAGAAGAAGAATTTTCAAATTTTTGTAAAAATCAACAATTAAGAAAAGCATTATTAAATAGTGTTGATCTTTTAAAAGGAGGTGATTTTGAATCAATTCGTGAATTAATAAATAATGCTATTAAAGCAGGGCAAGATAAAAACATAGGACATGAATATAATAAAGACGTGGAAGCACGTTACAGAGAAAATCATAGAGTTACAATTCCAACTCCTTGGGAAAAAATTAATACCCTATTACAAGGTGGATTGGGAAATGGAGATTTTGGTCTCATATTTGGTAATCCGGGAGGTGGTAAATCTTGGTCATTAGTAGCTTTAGGAGGATTTGCTGTTAAATTAGGTTATAATGTTTTACATTATACTTTAGAATTAGGAGAAGATTATGTAGGAAGAAGATATGATGCTTTTTTCTCACAAATCCCAGTTGATAAATTAACATCCCAAAAAGACAAAATTGAAAATTTAATTGGTGATTTAAAAGGAAATTTAATTATAAAAGAATTCCCTACAGGTAGAGCAACTATGACTACAGTAGAATCACATATTCAAAAAGTAAAAGATTTAGGAATTGAACCTGATTTAGTAATTATTGATTATGTTGATCTTCTTTCATCAAAAAGAAAAACAATCGATCGTAAAAGTGAAATTGATGATATTTATAGCAGCACTAAAGGATTAGCTAGAGAATTAAATATTCCTATTTGGAGTGTTTCTCAAGTAAATCGTGCAGGAGCTAAAGATAATATTGTAGAAGGAGATAAAGCAGCAGGATCTTATGATAAAATGATGATAACTGATGTTTGTATTTCTCTTTCACGTCAACGTAAAGATAAAGTAGAAGGTACTGGTAGATTTCACATTATGAAAAACAGATATGGTATGGATGGTTTGACATTTGGGGTAAAAGCAAATACTTCCACAGGACATTTTGATGTATCTAATGATCTTTATGTTGAAGAAGAATCACCCCAACAAACCCCACAAAATAATTTTGATAGTGGTATAGATAAATTCGATAAATCATCACTTCAAAAAAAGTTTTTTGAACTCAATTCTTAACTATTAAAATTTAATTAAATGGCAAAAAAAGACATTACTAAAGAACGTATCATTTATAAGCCCTTTGAATATCCAAAGGCTTTTGATTTTTATATGAAACAACAACAAGCACATTGGTTATGGACAGAAGTTCCAATGATGGCTGATGTTAACGATTGGAAACAAAATTTAACAGAATCAGAAAAAAATATTATAGGTTCTATATTAAAAGGGTTTGCTCAAACAGAAACAGTAGTAAATGATTATTGGTCAACTTTAGTAACAAAATGGTTTAGAAAACCAGAAATTATAGCAATGGCAGTAACTTTTGGATGTTTTGAAACTATTCATGCTGAAGCTTATAGTTTATTAAATGAAGAATTAGGATTAGATGATTTTAGTGAATTTCTAGAAGATGAAACCACAATGGCTAAAATAGAAAATTTAATGAATGTTAGAGATAGTTTTGAAGGAGAAAAAGATTGGCATGAAATAGCTAAATCATTAGCAATATTTTCAGCTTTTACTGAAGGAGTAAATTTATTTTCATCATTTGCTGTTTTATTATCATTTAAATTAAGAAATAAGTTAAAAGGAGTAGGGCAAATAGTAGAATGGAGCATAAGAGATGAGTCAATGCATTCAGATGCTGGTTGTTGGTTATTTAGAACACTTCTAGAGGAAAAACCTGAATTAAAAACACCTGAATTAGAGGCTGCTATTAATGAAGCTGCTTTACTTTCATTACAATTAGAATTAAATTTTATAGATAAAGTTTATGAAATGGGTGATTTAGAAGGTTGTAGTAAAGATGATTTAATATCATTTATTAAACATAGAGTAAATACAAAAATGGGTGATTTAGGTTATAGACCTATAGTAAATGGTATAGATGTAAATGCAGTAGAAAGAATGAAGTGGTTTGACCATTTATCAGCAGGGAAACAACATACTGATTTTTTTGCAAATAGAGTAACAAATTATAGTAAAGGACATATAGAGTGGGATTCAGCTAAAATATTTTAAAAATGGATAATAATTTAATAGCAGATTATACAAAATGGGAAAAAGGTAAAGATTATCCTGAATGGATGTCAGAAGTTGCCTTATCAACAATATCAAAAGGTTATCTTCTACCAGGAGAAACCCCTAGAAAAGCATATAGAAGAGTTGCATCAGCAATAGCTGAACGTTTAGGAAAACCTGAATTAGTAACTAAATTTTTTAAATATATTTGGAATGGTTGGTTAGGATTAGCTTCACCGGTTATATCAAATACAGGTACAGATAGAGGTTTACCTATTTCATGTTTTGGAGTTGATACCCCCGATTCTATTAGAGGAATAGGATTAACTAATGCTGAATTAATGAAATTAACAGCAGCAGGAGGTGGAGTTGGAGTTGGTGTTAGTAGAATTAGACCTAGAGGTGAAGAAATTAGAGGAAATGGAAAAAGTGAAGGGGTAGTACCTTGGTGTAAAATATATGACTCAGCTATTATAGCAACTAATCAAGGTAATGTAAGAAGAGGAGCAGCATCAGTAAACTGTAATATAAATCATCCTGACATTGATGAATTTTTACAAATTCGTAGACCTAAAGGTGATCCTAACAGACAATGTTTAAACTTACATCAATGTGTTGTAGTTGATGATAATTTTATGAGGAAGTTAAATGATAGAAATCAAGAGGCAATGGATCTTTGGCTAGAAATTTTAAAGTCAAGAGTAGAAACAGGTGAACCATATATAATGTTTGAAGATAATGTAA